TCATGGCACGTTATAACCTGCATGATTATCTGGATGATCAGCGTCACTGGCTTGCTGTTTGGCAGGATCACCTTGAGAAGCTGGTTGGTCAGCCTCTGGTTTGATCCCCACGTTATCCTCCCAGGCCAGCAGGTCTGAAAGTCTCCACCTTTTAGGGCTGCCATTTATTTTAGGCTGCGGGAATGGCTGAGCAAAGTAAGAGGGCATCCGGGATGGGGTGCTCCAGAAATAGAGTGTGCTGCGCGATATTTTGTATCTGGACAGAACGTCATCGGTTATCAAAATTTCATCTGATTTATGAGATGTATTAGTCATAAAAACCCCTTAGTTACATTGTCCAGGCAGATGGTGTAGCCGGCGCGCGCAGCTCATGGCTGTGGCCACATAGCTACTTTTTCTGTTAACAACTTCTACAGTGATCTTTGAGCCTTGAACCACCACCGTATAAGTTCTTTTCGTTTTCTGTCGCCCGTAGGCTCCATAAAGCTCAACGTGTTTTGCCAGTGCCGCATCGCACGCCTGGCGGCCCAGCGGTGATTGTTTGCTTCGGTTAATCAGTCGCATATTCACCTCACACAAAGACATCAACCGGATAGCCAGCTGCGCGCGCGTTGTCGTTCGCTTCACGGCGGAGGCCGAGAACATAGCCAACGGGATCCCAACTGGACAGAATTGCATTGAGCTCTTTATGGCTGTGCCAGGTTGTCAGGCGTTTTTTAAGCTCGCTGGCGCAGGCGCGCACGTTCGCCCGGGTGGGGCCGGCCATCTTCATGCATAAGCACAAAGTCAGAAGCAGATCCGAATATTCGTCGGCGGCTGCACGCAATGCTGCCGGGTCGATGCTGGCTTCCAGCTCAGGTAATTGATGTTTAAGACTCATGCTGCACCGCCTTCAACTCGCTTGAACTCGATAACCCAAACCCAGGGGTTGGCTTTCCAGCTCTCCTCGCCGTAGATTGAGTCCCACAGCTCGCGGAATGCTAAACCGGCTTCCATAGGGCCAGATGCGGCAATAACACCCTCGGCGCGTGCATCGTCCTGGCTCATGCTGCGTAGGCGCTCCACGCGCACGCCGGTGATTTCCAGCAGAATGCGGCTGGCCCAGCGCGGCATGTGCAGCGAAGGAGTCCATTTCTCAGGCGTTGCCGGTTTATTGCAAACAGCTACGGGTACACGGCGGGTTTGCTCCGTCCACGAATTTCGCTCGCTGGCTTTGTATACCAGGGTAGCGACGTCTGTAGCCCGGCTATGCACCCGAAAAGCCTCCCGCACCCAGATGCGATCGCCGACTGCTCCGAACGGGCATGAGATAACACCCAAAACAGGATTCATTCCTGTGTGGTCTTTTTCGCCGAGAACAACGAAAACTTCTTCTCCGTTGATGTTCCATTCCTTGCAGAACTTCACGGCGCCGTCAGTCCCTTTAACAATCCGCCGCGTCTGCGTCTTTCGGCCATCCAACAATGCCCGCACCATCTCCCCGTTAAAAATCATTCCGCGTTCAGTAATTTTCGTCATATCGTTACCGGGAGGGCGAACCCTCCCGCCTCCCTTAGCCCACGTATTCCGGTTTCATGTCGTCCAGGGTGATGCGGAACTGGTCATACAGTTCATCACCGAGGTGGCGGCGCGATGAGGTCAGGGTGCTTTCTGCCTTCGCGAATAACGCTTCGGCTTCCGGATCCCCCGGGTTAGGAAGTGAATTTATGGCGGCCTCAACTTTGTTTTTCGCATCAACAAGGTAGTAGAGTTTCACCGCCTTACTCTTCAGTTCGGTATACAAAGCAGTACCCAGCAGAGCTTTCTGTGATTCGATGTCTACACGAATGGCTTTGGCCTGGTCCACTGAGTCAGCTGTATCAATCCGCTCTCGGAGTTCGTGAGCAACAGAGTCAACGTTAGATGCAGGCTCTTGCGTGCTGGTGGAATCGCCAACGGAGTGTGTTATCTCATTCAGCGTGACCTTTTCTGTCTGCGCCGGGTTGATAACCCTTTCTTCGCGTTCGTCAATTTCGTCGGCGGTGTAGACTCCGAGGATCACATCCGGGCAGTACAGTCGCGCCCAACGTTTAACGGCGAGATAGGCCAGTTGCTGACGGGGGTCGCTCGCCCACAGTGTAGAGTTGCGGACTTGTGCCTGCGAAAGCATCAGCACAAGCTCGCGAGGTTCTGATTCTCCTTTGAGCGTTGCCCAGGCGCGGACGCCCACGCCAGCTTCATCTTGCAAATCCCAACCCGGCGCGATGTAGTCGTTACCTTTGCCGCTGGTTTTTTTAATGAAGCGGCCAACGATATTTTCCCATGCACCAAACCATTCAAAATGGATCCGGTCTTTGGTTGGAGCCATGGTGTTAATTACCGCATTCACCAGCTGTGCCTCATAGCCAAGCACACCTGAGTTACCCACGATGAAGGTTTTCTGTGCCACTGCAAACGGATCCATACCCCAACGCGCTGCCTGCATCACTACAGCCATGCACGCATCTGGTTTCCCGCGATAATGCTCAGGCACGAAGTTTCCACTATTGGCCATTACTTCCGAGAGCGTGCGCAGGCGGTTGAACAATTCACCGTTCGTCAGGATAGAAACGTTGTCGATCTTCTGGGTCTGGTTTTCAGTAGTTGCGACTAAATTGGACATTGTTATTCCCCCTTATGCCTGTACGCGCAGCGCTTCTAGACGGCGCATATCAAAATCGTTAAGTTCTTCGGTGTAGTCTTCGGTAATCGGCGCCGGCCATTCGCCAGTGTCGAAACCGTTCGCGATGGCACGCATTGCTTTGCGATATTCCAGCATGCCGAGTTCCAGCAGTTCTTCGGATGCCTCGATGATGGCGATCCAGTGGTAGTTCTCGTCTTTGTTGACGAATATCCAGAAGAACTGGTCAAGGGCTGCGGTTTCGCAGTACATAGCCGCGCTCAGGTGGTAATCGCGCTCGATGATTTCCCGGTGCATCTTCGCGCGCAGGCCTTCCTGCTTAATGTTCCACATACTGATGGTTTTCAGGTCCGCACCAATGCGCAGGCCGCCCATGTCTATCTCAAGGTCAGGGCGCACGCGAACTTCCAGCCCGGTTTCCTCATCAATGCCGAAATAGCTCACCTCGACGGCACGGCCCGGATGCGTCAACAACTTGCCGGCGGTCGGGTGATTCAACAGTGCTTTCTGAATGGCCAGTGCCGTAGCCAGCTGCTGGCGGGTAACCAGCACTTTTCCTTCCGGGTTCTCGCGCCATGCATCCAGCAGCTCATCGGCAAACACGGCATCCGGTTTTACCGATTTCACGGCCTGAATCAGATCGGCCTTGGTGCCAGAGACTTTCAGGGGCTGCGCCTTCTGTGCTTCCTGAGCAACCATGTCAGGATTAATAATCGCCAGCTGTTCCAGTAAGGCATCGCGGCCACCGCTGGTTTTCACCTGGGCGGGCAGGGTGGCGTTGTATTCCTTGATGCAGGCCTTCATTGCGGTGGCGGTTTGCTTCTGACCGTCTTCAATGCGCTGGAACTCAGCAGGTAAAGACATATAACCCTGGCCGGTTTCTTCAACTGATGTACCCAAGGGAACCTGGGCGGGCAGGTTCGCGTTGTATTCCTCCAGGAATCTCTTGATGTCCTCTGCGCTGAGCAAAACCGGAAGCCCGTTGTTGTATTCATCGATAAATGCGCGGATCGTCGCAGTCGTGGTGAAGGCGCCTTCCGGGATTTCCGGCTCGATACTGAATTCTTTTTCCAGCTGATCAGGTTGCAGCGCCAGTGCATGCACCAGATTGCCCATATCCAGAACAGGGGAGCGTACCTTCTGGATGGTTTTGGATACATGGCGCGCCTCGAAATACATCAGCGATACCCGGGCATCTTTAACCATCGTGGAGCTGATGCCGTTAGCGGCGTGGTAGACCTCATTTGGCACGCCTTCATATCGACCAGGCTCGAAATACTCCGGCCATGCTGGCGCTGCTTGTTCAGCCTTTTCCTCTTCATCGCTATGAGCACTCTCCGAAACCTGGCATTTCAGCACTTCGGCGGTAAGATCCGGGCAGCGTTCAGCCAGTATTTTGCTCATGTTCACGGCAATTGTTTGCGCAGGAGGCTCATCAGCGCCTTCGCCTGCTGATACCGCATTATCATTTTCGTCTTCGACCGGCTGAGCCGTTTCCATCTGCACATCGCTGGTGGTTTCCCCGGAATTAGCAGGATGTATTTTTTCTTCTGCAGCGCGCTGGCGCGCCTGGTCCACGATAGAAAGTGCTGGTGCTGGTGCTGGCTGGCTATCCATCAGACCATCAATCGAAAAAACACCATTGCCCATGTTTGAAACTTCAGGCTGTTTGGGTTTGGTCAGGTCTTCGGTTATCCACTTCGGATCCGTGGGGTCACTGATACCTTCGACATATTCGCCGCGTTCGGCGGCCAGAACCTGATTAGCGTCAGGGCGTTTCTTTTGCGCTTCTTTCACCAGTTCGGTGCCAATTCCCTGAAAATCAGTTGGGAGAGCTTCCAGGTCAGGCACACCTTCATCTCCATCGATAGCCTTTTTCACAGCGTCCAGAGTGACGGCGGCAGATGAAACATGACCAGCTTTTTCAAGGGTCTCAGCAGAAGGGGCGTCATGTTTATGCTCGGTCAGGTTCGCATTGATATAGGTCTGCAGACTTACCGGGAAATGGTGAATATCGCTGGTGGCGCCACGAATAAGGGCAAAAATCGCTGCGCGGGAATAATCCAGGATGCCTGCGACCTTGCGCAGCGCTGCAGACCATTCCTTGAACGGACTTTCTTTCTTCTGGACGATCTCTTTGGCCCGGCGGTGAATTGATGCCGGGAAATTGTAGATATCGAAATCCATTGGCATTGTGGCCAGGGCTATTTCAACATCGAGCGTATCAAGGGTATGGGTGTAGTCAGGGTTGCGATCGGTTTTATTACCGCCGCCAGCATTCGTACCTGCATCGGTTTTCAAAACCGAAGATATGCAGTTACCGGCAGCCCATTCCCTGGTGAGAATGCCGCGGTCGATCGCGTTCGTGGCGAACCACAGCTTAGCAAACTGGATACGCTTACCGAGCTCATGCCGTTTCCCTTCCGGGAAGACTTTTTTATTGGCGCTGGTGAATTTCCAGAGCGCCGGCATATCGTATTTTTTGATTTCAGGGACATTCTCGGCGGCCAGGATCAGGTCCTGGACGGCCGCATTATCAGTGTCCATTTCAAGAGCTGACAGCTCCTGCCGGTGAGGCATGCTGATATGATAAACGTGACGTTCTTCGGCCATGTACTGCGCCAGCAGCTGAGCGCGAAAGGGGAGCTCGGCCACGTTAAAAAGCGCGCTGGAATCGTCCTGGTATTCATCGCTACCGAAAGTTTCCACGGTCTCATCTTGTACAGCGTCGACAGTTGTATTGGCATCAACCAGCTCGCCAGTAACGGCCTCAGAGGATACACCGGCATCATCGCCGTGATGAACATCAGCAGGCGCCTGTCCTGGCTTAAGAGTCCAGGTCCGTCCATCGTCGCCGAGCTGGTAGCGTTCGCACCATGAGTAATCGAGAACACCTTCCGCCGGCAGGTCGTTGAATACCGGGAAATCGGTACGGATTGGCTTTTGATAGTCTTTGCCGCGGCCTGTTTCGATCCCAGCGTCTTCCAGATCGACGTCCAGCTGCAGAAGGGCGCGAGCTTCTGATTTATTAGTACGCCAGATTATGGCATCAGCTTTACCCGATTTTTGAGTCGCTTTTATCAGATAAAAATATTCCATGTGATAGCCTCTATTTTGGATGTAGAATCCCCCGGGCCATTGGTAGCGCCCATTCAGGGTGGTCATTGGTTTTGGTAATTTCCGGTGTAACTTTGGTCGGTGGCACCGGACGTACAGCCCGCTTCGGCGGGTTTACGTTAGCCCTCGTGCGCCATCTGGTCGTAAGAGGCGCAACGTTCAGAACAGTACTCTTTTTCTTTCCGTGCGAGCTGGTTCCCCTGGAGGTACAACAGGGTGCTTACCACTGGTTTTCCCTCGATCGCTTTACGGCAGTAACCGCATTTCTTCTGCATTCTTCCCCCTACATTTGCACCGTGAACCCGGCCGGATGCTCGTCCAGTACACCTTTCAGCGGATAACATTCAGCTTTCACGTGTTGCTCTTCTGCAGCTGCCTTGCAGTCATTCTCAGTGTCGTAAACGCCGAGCAGGATATCCTGATTACCGCCCGTCAGCATGCTGACGGTGAGAACCAGGGCAAACATCGTGCTCATAAAGGGTCTCCTTTTTGCGCGAGCATGTAGCACACCCGGCGGATGAAAGCTGACAGCGGACTTAAACGAACAGCCTGCTGACGAGCGGGTTTGCGTGCGAAATCAATCATAGAAATAACTCCCTCAGTGCGCTGATAAGCGCTATCCAGATGAAGAGTCCAATTACTGCCGAAATGACCATGGCTCTGATGCCTTGTTTACTCATTTCAACCTCTGCCTTGTCGCCGGCCAGCGGAACGTTTACCACCTGACAACAATGCGTTTGTTGTCGATGTGAATAACGTTACAAGGTAAATTTGCTTTTTACAAGAAGAAATACAAGAAAATGTTGTTATTGAGGGCGTGGGGAAACGGCTATCCGATATGGATAGCTGCTAATCATATGAATTTAATCGTTAATATCTTTGATGATGCTGAGAACGTCATCCTTGAGGAGGTCTAGTTCTTTTAAAGTGGCTTTTGCGTGGACTATTAGCCTGTTCTTCTCGGCTTCCGGCATCTGGTTAAAGAGAGCTAAAAGGGCTTTCTCTTTGTCATCCAGTTCGTTCCGGCCAGGCGCTTCAGGTTCTGTCTGCGATGAAACATTCTCACCATCTTCGTCTGGCGGCATGAAAAACCAATGCTCAGGTTTACCAGTTACAGCCGCAAGTCTTTTAAGGCGCTCACCGCGTGGAGTTGTTTCACCTTTGGCCCATTGTTGAACAGCCTGAGGAGAAACAGTAACTCTCCTGGCAATCTCAGATAGGTTCCAGCCAGTTTGATCCTGGATGAGCTGGAGCCTGCGGACAAAGTTTTCATGCTGTTCTGTTTTCATATTTATCATTTTACAAGCCTTACTTGTAGAAGACATTGCAAGATTAACACAAGAAAAACTTGTTATATCTAATTTGGTGATGTAATGTTTTCTTGTATTTCCAAGGAGGCTTTATGAATACGAATCTAAAAACCATTATCTGCTCAATCATGAGCCAGACCGAGCTGGCTAAACGACTCGGCACAACCCCTCAAACAGTTAGCCTTTGGCTGAATAGCGAGACCCCCGCTCATCGCGTAATTCCAGTTTGTGAGGCTCTCGGATGGAAGGTTACCCCTCATCAGATGCGTGGTGACATTTACCCAAACCCCACTGACGGCCTGCCGAAACAGGAAGGCTGACTATGCAAACACTTTCCTTTCAACAAAATACCGGATTCAACACCGGCGCCCTGATAAAGCGAAATCAGCTGAGAGAGTCAGATCACGACGCTATTCGCTCTGCTGTTCGCGCCTGGGCTGCAGCTGAGGGCCAGGATGTTGTGTCGGCACATATCATCGATGAGTGGCGCCAGCAGGGCGGCGAGGAGATCGCGTTCCCTGATGATATCAGCCGTGCCCGACAGAAGCTTTTTCGCTACCTGGATAACCCTGCCGATTCTGAGCGCTATCGCGAGTACGTTCGCCTTCTTACCCCGGCAATCATTACCGTTCTTCCGTTGGAGTTCCGCCATCGCCTGATGCCTCAGGACGATATTTTGTCGCGCCTGTCTTCGGCCATGAAGGAATGCGCTGAAGCAAAGCAGGCGGTGATGCTGAACGCGCCAGAGCACCAGAAACTGAAGGAAGTGAGCGAGGGGATTGCGTCGCTTTTCAGGCTAATGCCTGAGCAGACAGGAGCGCTGATGACGATCGTGAGCTCAATGCTCGGCGTGATGTAAGCGAGGTTCCATGAATCACATCGAATTTATTGAAAAGAATGTCCGCGAGGAACTTCTTCGCCAGGGCTTCACGCAAGCAGTGGCTCATGGGGGGCATACCAGGCGGTCGATATGTACAAGCGGATGTCACAGGCAAGCCGCAAAGGGGGAATGTTTGACGATGTTATGCGATACGCAAAGTTATGGGCTGAGAAGCAGACTAGCGCAGCTGAACGCCGGGAAGCAAAGCGGGAAGTGCGAAAGGGCGGCGACCAGGCTGGGTTGTTCTGAAAGGGTGAAGACTGTTGTGCGCCAACACAGCCAGTCTTCGGGGTGTGAAAAAAGGGCTCTTAGTTCACGGAGTGAGTATGTCAAATACCGCTGAAGTTATCAATTTTCCGATTAAAACCGAGCGTTCGGGAGGTCAAATGGCCGACCTGGCTAACGGGTATACCAAGATCGCAAACGAGATACAGAAGCTCAAGCCGCGTCTGCGGATGTCAGGTCGTGAGTGGCAGTGTCTTGAGGCTGTTATCTGGCTTACCTATGGATGGAACAAGAAGCAGGACCGAGTAACAAACACGGTGATTGCTGAGCTGACAGACCTCGGAGAGTCGCATATTTCCGACACAATCAAATCTCTCGCGGAGCGGAAAATTATCTTCGCTCATAAGCAGGGAGTGATGAAAATTGTCGGTATAAATACTGAGCTATCTGAGTGGATTTTAGACAAACCGAAAACGGGAAAACTCTTCCCGGAATCGGGAAAAGTGTTACCGAAAACGGGAAAACCTTTCCCGGAAACGGGAGACACCCAAGACTATAACAAAAACAATATTAAAAGATCTTCGTCTCGGAATTCTGAAGAATCCCGAAACGAGGAAACTTTGAAGTTTCTCTCTCGTCATCCAGAAGCGGTCGATGGGATTTATACCCCTGCAGGAAAATCCTGGGGAACAGCTGACGACCTCAAAGCCGCGCGATGGATTTTCGATAAAACCCTCACCGTGAATGCCTCCCTCTCAGAGCCGAACTGGGTTGAATGGGCAAATACCATCCGTCTGATGCGCATGCAGGACAAACGCAACCATTACGAAATCTGCGAATTGTTCAAGTGGGCCAACGAAGACAGTTTCTGGCAGAACAACATTCTGAGCCCTACCAGCCTGCGGAAACAGTGGGATCAGCTCACGACAAAACGACTTCGTAGTCATGGTCCATCAAGAAACTCATCAGGCGCCAGTGCGCTGGACAACACAGACTGGATCGACGGGGTACTCGAATGAAATCTATCGCAGAAAGCATGCACAACTTCGACCGTGAAAACTTCCAGCGAGTGGCTGCCGGGCTTCCGGAAATGCAGGACGAGCAGGCAGTAAAGCGCCAGGCGGCCAAGACTGCGGAGATCTTCAACGAGCTGTTCCGCCAGCTGCTTGCCGTATTCCCGGTGCTGGCCAACAAATCAGTGGAAGACCTCAACGAGATGCGTCGCCAGTGGTTGTTGGCGTTCAAAGAGAACGGGATCACCACGGTTGAGCAGATTAACGCAGGAATGCGTGTTGCCCGCAAACAGGAAAAACCCTTCATGCCGTCGCCGGGGCAGTTCGTCGCCTGGTGTCGTTCTGAGGAGGCGGTAACTGTAGGCCTGCCAGACGCGGGTGAGTTGGTTGATATGGTTTACCAGTATTGCCGGACTCGTGGTCAGTATCCAGACGCTGAGTCTTACCCATGGCCTGAGCATGAAATCGAACCGTTAACGCTGAAACATAAAGCCTGCTATTGGCTGGTTACGGGGCTTTATACCGACATGCGTGCAAATGCACTGAGTGATGCCGAATTGCGCCGTAAAGCCTCTGACGAGCTGCTGCGTATGGTTCGTCGCATCAAGACCGGTGAAGCTATCCCCGAGCCTGTTAAGCAAATCCCAAAGTTGGGCGGACGTCCGCTGAGTAACGAGCAGGGCTTAAACAAAATCGCTGAAATCCGCGCGAAATTCGGTTTAGGCAGAGGGCGGAATCATGGCTAGAGCATTGTCAGCAGTTGAGCGCAGAGAGTACGTCCGTGCAGTGATTCGGATCACCTGGCATCAGGGGCGACTCACGACCGCCGAGGCAATGAAAAAACTGGGCCTGAGCCGCGCTACTGTTCAGCGGTATTTTTCCGAAGCAGAAGCGACTGGCGAGGTTGTCCGGCATGGTCGCTTGGGGTTGTTCCGCGATCAGCGGGCCGTTATCGACTTTGACATGAAGCGGTTTGGCCTGGTGCCAAAAACGGCTGTTGGTATGAACTACAGCCTGCTGGGCAGTCCTGTATTTCAGCGTGTTCTGGATGTGCAGGAAGCTATCTGCGCAAGTAGGCCGACAACTGCGCGCGGGGAGGCCTTATGACTATCGAGAAAACTCATATCGGTATTGTGATTACCAAAGACGGACCGAAACGTAAAAAGCTGCACGCGACGGAAAGTATGTGGGTGGTGGGAAAAAACGAGTTTTACCACAAAGATACCGGGCGCCGGCACTTTGCCGAGAATACGCGCCGTCGGCTTTTGCTGGAAACGATTGAGAAAATCGGGAGCAAATTATGAGTGAAGTCACAGTGAAGTTGACGAACAAAGCGATCGCAATCATTGCGGACTACATCCAACGCGCCAGTAAGAACGAGCAGCTGCAGGACGCAAAGAATCGTCTGGATAAAAAAATAGCGATGCTCTCTGAAGACGAAAACTGCGATCAGGAGCTGTTGATGGCTGCATTCGTACCAGCGATGACAAATCATACCCGTGATGGTTTTTTTGAAGCTATAGCGGTTGCTTTGGAAGGATCGCAGGCATGAACAAGGAAATGGAACCATCGCTGCAGTATGCCTGCAAACGCATTCTAGAGCTGGAGCAGCTGCTGCTGGTGGATGTACCAGAAACTGTATGGCCCGCTGAAGTAACGATGGTTTTCTCTGAAGTCGAAAACGCCGGTGAATTGCCGGCGCATCACCAACGCCGACTGCATCATCATATCAACCGTATGTGGTTGGAGAAAATGCCGGTATCGTCAATTATCGCCGCGGCTCGTTCGTTGGCATGCGCCATGGGGAAATACGCGTGAGAGAAATCATCGTTGATAACTTTGCTGGTGGCGGTGGCGCCTCAACGGGGATTGAGCTGGCGATTGGGCGTAGTGTGGACATCGCGATAAACCACGATCCGAACGCGGTTGCTATGCATACCACCAATCACCCGGACACGCTGCACTATTGCGAATCGGTTTACGAAGTCAGGCCAAAGGTCGCGACCGCTGGCCGCCCGGTAGCGCTGGCGTGGTTTTCACCAGATTGTCGTCACTTTTCAAAAGCGAAAGGAGCTAAGCCTGTCGAGAAAGCGATCCGTGGACTGGCCTGGGTGGTACTGCGCTGGGGGCTGGATGTTAAACCCCGAGTGATGAAGCTGGAGAACGTTGAAGAATTTAAAACGTGGGGGCCGCTGCTCGCTGGTGAAATGCGTCCAGATCCTGCCCGTGCTGGCGAGACTTTTGAGGCATTCATTGGCATGCTGACCACAGGCATTTCAGCGGATCATCCGGCGCTGGCCGAATGCTGCGAATTTCTGAATATTTCGCTTGATAGCGAGGATGCAGCACGACTGGTAAACGGTTTGGGTTACACTGTTGAGTATCGCGAGTTGCGCGCATGTGATTATGGTGCGCCGACCATCCGTAAGCGATTCTTCATGGTGATGCGTTGCGATGGGAAGCCGATTGTATGGCCGGAAGCCACTCATGGAGATCCTAAATCGCCCGCGGTGCAGGCAGGCAAGCTGGCGCCGTGGCGCACAGCTGCAGAATGCATCGACTGGTCCATCCCAGCCCCGTCGATTTTTGGCCGCAAAAAGCCGCTGGCGGAAAACACGCTCCGGCGCATTGCCCGCGGCATCCAGCGCTTCGTTATCGACAGTGCGTCGCCGTTTATCGTTAAGTGCAACCACACGACAACCAAAGGCAAATACGACTGCTTCCGGGGGCAGCCGCTGACGGATCCGCTGCAGACAATTACGAAAACCCACGGCTACGCAGTCGCGGTACCGCATCTGACAAAATTCCGCACCGGCGCCACCGGGCAGCCAGTTACCGAACCGGTACCTACGGTCACCGCCGGCACGTCAAAACGCCCGGGCGGGAATGGCCACGCTCTCGGCATCGTTGAAGCTGAGCTGGCACCGTTCATGGCTGGTAATGGCGGCAGTGAATACCAGGCGAAACCCCGCTCGCTCGATAAACCAGCCCATACCATCCTGAAAGAGTCGCGCGCCTGCGTCGTCGCTCCGGTTATCGCTCGCCAGTTTGGCGCCAGTGTTGGCCACCGCGCAGACGAGCCCAGCGCAACAATCACAGCGGGCGGCGGCGGTAAATCGCAGTTGGTATCAGCATTCCTGGCGAAACACTACGGCGGGAATTACACCGGTCCGGGCGTCGGGCTGGATGAACCTGCGCACTCGGTGACGACAGTTGATCACCATGCCGTGGTTGCTTCTCACCTCGTGAAACTGCGTGGCACCTGCCGGGATGGCCAGCGCACCGATGAACCGATGCCGACTATAACTGCTGGCGGCCAGCACGTAGGGGAGGTTAAAACGACTCTGGCGGTCGAGGACTATGACGAAGAGCGAGCGCAGCAGGTGCTGGCGTTCCTGCAGGAATTCTGCGGAGAGGAATGCACTGGGCTGGTGGAAATCGCCGGGGTAACTTACCGCATCGTTGATATCGGGATGCGAATGCTGCAACCGCATGAGTTATACCGCGCTCAGGGATTCCCTGAGTGGTACATCATCGATCGCGACTACCGCGGCGTGAAATACGCCAAGGATAAGCAGGTGGCCCGCTGTGGCAATGCGGTACCGCCCCCGTTCGCTGAGGCTCTGGTAAGGGCTAATTTGCCAGAAATGTGCCAGACGCGAGCCGCAGCTTAAACTATAATCCCCCCATACCCTAAGGGGCGGTGCCTAAGCGGAACACACCTACGGTGTTGCATGCAAAATGCGCATTAGTGAATTTTGGACGCAAGGAAAACAGAGTTGGTATCGTTTATGAAAAAAATAATACTTCTGGTTAGTGCTGCTCTTATATCAAACGTGGTGTTTGCTATTGATAATAAAAAAGAAATATCACCTGTGCGTATAAGTTGTCCTGCGCCAGTGATGCCAGTGAAGGCTCAGGCATTGAGAACTGAAGGGAGTGTCGATTATGCGGCGTGGGTTAATGATAAAGGCGAAGTGTACTCAGTAGACATAACGGGCGATGAGGTTTTCTTCAGGGAAACTGAGGTTGCTATTAAAAAGTGTAAGTTTGTGCCAGGCCATCCAGGGGTGTATCGGGATACAATAAAATTCAGTCTGGTAAAACCTTGAAGAGTGCGTTTAACGTCAAATCTCCACCATGTGGGTAACTCCGCTGCATGCTAAAGCGCTGGTGAGAGCTAACTTACCGGAGATGAGCCTGAAAAAAGACATTGCAGCATGATAAAGCCCGCTTCGGCGGGTTTTTTAATAGTGAAAAACATCATGTTAAACAGACTCATAGCCTTTGCAAAAAGAGCCCTTAACCTCTTGACCATTTCACTCTCCCAGTATACTGTTTATTTATACAGTGTTTATGTGAGGTGCTAACCATGAAAGTTGAAGTCACAATTGATAAACATAAAAAACTCCCTGATGGCGCCGTACCTGCGCTCGAACAAGAATTGCTGCGCCGCTTATCTCAGTCTTATGATGACTGCAAATTAACCATTCGACGCACAAGCAACGATGGCCTTAGCGTTTTGGGCGGCGCTGATGGCGATAAAAAACGCGTTGAGCAAATTCTGCAAGAGACATGGGAAAGCGCAGACGACTGGTTTTATTAGTTTAATTGTGATGGTGGCGGCTCTTATCCCAGAGCATCGCATTCGCGTTTCCCTTGATGCTGCTACCCGTTTTTTATGAGTGCGTCTGTATGTCGCTCAGGGGGTAATGTGACAGATGGTATTGACCCAAATCAGCAGGGGAATGTGTGGGCCACCATTACGGACGGATCCGGACATGTGTTGTGCTCATTCCGATTAGCTTTGAATGACCGAATCCTTTTATCGAATATTAATAGTGAAGTATCGGTTAGGAAAATTGCTAAAGATGAACACCTCTGGACAAGAAAATCATTAGTGGAGGTTATTAAGGAAATGAGCTCTAAAAATTGACTCATAACAGCTAGCTACATCATACTTGTAGTGCTGGTCTGAACAACCAGCCACCTGACAGTAATGCGCCACCGGAGAACGTGATGGCGCAGCTTCACTTAATAAAACAATCTCAAGGTATCCTGATCCCCGCGACGCCGGAGACCAGTGATTTTCTGCAATCAAAATGCAAGCTCGGATCCGTTCTGGAAGCCGATTATAAGCTTGTCCGCAATCCGGCGTTTCACCGCCGTTACTTTGCTTTACTCAATCTCGGCTTTGAATATTGGGAACCTACCGGCGGGGCGATTTCGTCTAACGAGCGCAGGCTTATCACAGGTTACGCCAAATACCTTGCTGCATATGGCGGGAGTGAATCGGCGTTGCTTGATGCCGCCGGGCAATATCTCGACCGGATAGCTGAGAAGCGATCCGGCTATATCAGTATTTGCAAATCCTTCGATGCTTACCGGGCGTGGGTCATCGTTGAAGCTGGCCACTATGACGCCATAAAGCTGCCGGATGGCACGCTGAAAAAACACCCCCGCAGCATTTCTTTCGCCAGCATGGACGAATGCGAATTTCAGGAACTGTACAAAGCATCGCTCGATGTTCTCTGGCGGTGGATCCTCTCTAGTTCGTTCAACAGCCGGCAGGAAGCTGAGAACGCCGCCAACCAGCTTTTAAGCTTTGCGGGGTGATGCCGATGAAACGCTCATGGTTTCACCATCAGGAATGCACAACACAGCAGGCCGACGAATTGGTAGCGAGATATCGTCAGCGCGGCGTAAAGGTCGAACGAAGATTAAACCCTGACTTTATGACATGGACCGTCAGCGCGCAGTTGGTGGAGGACAAAAAACCGCCGCGGCCAAACTCTCGCTGGCGCAACAGGATGTGGGGGTGAGTATGGCGAACCTACGTAAAGCGGCCCGAGGCCGCGAATGCACAGTACGGATCCCCGGGTATTGCAATGGCAATCCTGAAACCAGCGTACTGGCGCATTACCGCCTGGCGGGTACCTGCGGAACTGGATGTAAGCCGGACGATACCCAGGCGGCAATTGCCTGTAATGCTTGCCACGATCTCATCGATGGCAGAAAGAAAACCACTGATTACAACCGCGACGAACTGCGCCTGATGCATGCCGAAGGCGTGCTCAGAACTTTGGCTATATGGAAACAAGAGGGGTTACTGAAAGCATGAAACTCGAAGCATCCTTAAAACATTTCAGCCCTCAGGGTATGCACATCAGCGACGACGTGAAAAGCACATCACCTGATCGTCTCAACGGTACGGATGTTATGGCTGGTATTGGGGTGACAAGCAGCAGGGCACGGTTCGGGCTGGCTGCTTTCTTCGGAAAGGCTGGCATTAGTAGGACAGATGAGCAATTGGCCGTCCAGGCGCTAGCGCGGTATGCGATTGAAACTGCACCGAAGAACGTACGCAAAACAGCGGGTAAAGAGCTGGGTCGCTGCTGCCTGATTTTGGCCCAGTTTGCTTTTGCGGAGTATTCCCGTTCAGCTGAAACAACGGGAGTCTGCAAAGTATGCAATGGCACCGGAAAGATTGAAACCACTACCACGGAACGCAAAGTTTCTAATCCGTGGGGCAAAGCACCATATTGGGCTAAAAAATCCCGTGCTGTCCGTCCTTCCGACTGGGATAAGTGGACTGAAGTAACAGCCAGCATAAGCGCTAAATGTGAAGCCTGTGACGGTAAGGGGAAAGTAAACGCTCGCTGCCGCTGTGGTGGCTCTGGCCGGGTTCTGGACCGCAAAGCGACAAAAGAGCAGGGAGCACCGGTATATAAAATCTGTGAGCGCTGTTCGGGGAATGGTTTTTCAACGATGCCTTCTACTGCTGCTTACAAAGCGATTCTGACGCTTATCCCAGACCTGCACATCAGAACATGGACACGCAACTGGAAACCTTTCTGCGATGCGCTGGTGGACCAGTGCTGGAAGGAAGAGGAGAGGGCAGATAAAGAGTTTCAACGCGCAACAGCTGATTGAGTAAATGGTCGCATTATTTTGCATTTTAAGCGCATAATGCTTGATTTTGTCCGAAGTTGTCGTGTAAGATTTAAATGGTGGGATATTATATTTCATCGATTTAGCGTGAGTGGGCCTGTTTTTACATACATAGCTGTATGAAAGAACAGGTTTATTTTTTTTGGACTTATCCTATTTCAAAGTTGAAAAAAACATTACAAGAAATTACAGTGATGCCATAAAAATCGCATGGAACAAGCAATTATGGCTATTTATAAATTTTACAATGTTCAACTTCTACCTATTGATAAGAGTGTTACTGAAGTTGGGGTAGATGGCTATTGTCGCCTTTTCGAAGGGGTGCAATCACTTATTAATGAATGTAAGCAGAATAATAGAAAACTCAGTTCTATCGCAATGAAAATGCGTGGTGAAATGTATTTCGCTCCTTTTTCTGTGACTATTTACAAATTTGATGAAGTTCAGAATGAATCTGTTATTTATGGTTCTTTTTTAAAATTTGATGATGTCAATGTTTTGGTAGATACAAATAGCGGCCAAACCGAATATAGATCGAAAGGTAACACCAGTAGCAGACGATACGATTTAGAGTTTTTTTTCGACCCAAAAACTCATACACTTGCAATCCATGATACAAAAGGTTTACCAGCTCGAACCCCTCTCATCGATGCTTTAAATGATATACTTGGTATTCAAGCTACAAGGCTTTTTAAAAAACACAGTTTAGAAATAGAAGAACTTACATCGGCAGATTCAATAACAGAGTTTCTTGAATTGCCAAAAAAAGGTTACAAAAGATATGATGGGGTTGTTACATTTTCCAATTCGGATGCTTATGATCAGATAATAGAGGGTGAACTGAAACGTCGAGAGGAAGAGTTGAAGGATAAACGGGTTTCAAAATGGTCCGCTAGTTATAAAAGCTTCAATAAAGCGGTTATGACTGACTTACCGGATGATGCAAAAATTCAAATGGCATTGGCTACTAAGTATGGCAATGCGGAGGTTTCATACTTAGATGAACATGGTGACAGACAAAAATACCAAATGGAGGATTATCCAGTAAGAGAGCAGTTAACAATTAAGGAGTATAAAGGCGTAAAAGGGAAAGCTCTGGCAGTATTAAATTTAATTAAAAAAGCCTTGGCAAAAACCAGAGTTACTCCTGGGACTATCAATAGTAATAAAAAATTCTTAGATGAAATTGGAGATTAATCATGGATAGCAATGCGGACTTCAATAAGCGGCTCTATTGTCGAATAAGACATATCCCAATCATTGGAGCAGTTTTCCGCATTGTTAATGCTTATGCGTATCAGGGCGATAAAAGCTGCAATGAGAAGATCGCCCCATTTCGCAAGTGGTGGGAAAGAATTTTCAAGAAGGCTGTATATATCTTTTTTTTAATAGAGTTAGTTGTGCTTTATTATGGTGGCGATGTTTCTAAGGTTCCATGGGAAGCAGCTGATTCTATTCTTTCTGTTTTCCCAAGCGTATTAGGGTTTGGAATTGGCGTTTTTGCTCTTCTTTTCGTTATGCCCGAAAGCTTTCTTGTTTTTATGTCCACTAACAGAGAAAAACTAACATTTGGACCAGAGATTGTACCAGTTGATATCGCCTATCCGCTTGTGGTTTTCACTCTTGCACTTTGTTGGTCTGTGATTAATAAAGCTTTCATTAATGATTTTTTCTCATTTGTTAGTATGTTCTTTTTCTTTTATGGTATGGCGATGGCATTTGAATTGATTTCATTTCTCTTTAACTCTTCGTTATTAATTCAAAAGATATCTTACGAGGAATATTTGAAGAAAAAAAACACTGATAAGGAAATTAATAGGGTTGATCGATGGAATAGGAAATAGTTTCTTATGGCTAATTGAGTTTTCTATTTGATAACTAATTGAGTTTTCTATTTGATAACTAATTGATACTATAAATTGAGCGAGCAGGTATAATCCGAATCACATTGATAACTGTAAGGCTCACTGACCAAAAAAATCTAGTGGTCATTGCTAAATAGTCAATTCATTAGCCCGCCTTCAAAAACGGGCTTTTTTCGTCTGATTAAGGCCCTTTGAATAACTAAAGAAACATTTTAGGGCTGCGCTGCCGCGCAGCCTTTTTCATTTCAGGCCCACGGGAATCATCATCGATAAGTCTCGTTGTTAAATTAGCCCGATGTGCCTGACCCCTTTTAAACTCACACAGCGCCATCCGTCATTAACGGAGGTGAGGCTTATGCGAATGCCCTACAAACAAGATTTCATCGCCGCTCTGCTGGCAGCTAAGGACCAGGGTATCGGCGCAACACTGGCTTTCATCATGGCGTATTTGCGGGGCCGTTATAACGGTGGCGCCATGGCGAAGACGCTGATCGATGCTGTTATGTGCGCGATGATCGCCTGGTTCGTCCGAGACCTTCTCGACTTTTTTGGCCTGAGCAGCAATCTCGCCTACATCGCCAGTGTTTTCATTGGCTACATCGGTACTGACTCAATCGGCAATCTGATTAAGAAGTTCGCCGCAAGAAAAGCAGGGGTTGATGATGCTGGAACTCAATAAGCAGCGTAGAGCATTTCTGGATATGCTCGCCTGGTCAGAGGGCACTGACAAGCCAGGGCAGAATACCAAGAACAGGGGTTATGATGTCATTGTCGGCGGATCGCTTTTCTCGGACTACAGCGACCACCCACGAAAACTGGTCAACCTCCCCAAGCTGGGCATCAAATCTACCGCGGCCGGGCGTTACCAGCTGCTTTCAAAATGGTGGGATGCGTATCGGGAACAGCTTGGATTGAAAGACTTCTCACCGGCCTCACAGGACCAGGTGGCACTGCAGCAAATCAAAGAACGTGGCGCGCTGCCGCTCATCGATAACGGGCAGATTCGGCAGGCTATCGATCGCTGCAGCAATATCTGGGCATCATTACCCGGTGCCGGCTATGGCCAGTTTGAGCATAAGGCCGACAACCTGATCGCAAAATTCAAAGTCGCTGGCGGCGTTGTAGCAGAAGTACAACCATGAACCGGCTAATCGCATTTATCAGCGCCGTACTGATCTGCCTGATAGTCAGCCTCGGCTGGCTGGCCAGTCATTACCGCGACAACGCCACCGAGTTCAAAAGGCAGCGCGATAAAGCGACCGAGCAGCTCAGCCTGGCGAAAGACACCATCGCTGACATGCAGGTAAGGAAGCGCGATGTTGCAGCGCTCGATGCCAAATACACTAAGGAATTAGCCGATGCAAAAGCTAAAAATGATGCTCTGCAGCGCAAGCTTGATAATGGTGGTCGGGTGCTCGTCAAAGGCAAGTGTCCAGTGTCAGCCGCAACCCAAACCACCGGCGCCGCCAGCATGGGCGATGATGCCACCGTCGAACTCTCTGCAGTTGCTGGACGAAACGTTCTCGGTATCCGGTCCGGAATCATTAGCGACCAAACAGCCCTGAGAGCTCTGCAGGAGTACATCACCACGCAGTGCCTGAAATAGCGGGAGGTGACTATGCGGGAAGAAGAGCGTAAGCGGCTCGATCCCATCAATCGCCTGTAGCGCCGGGGTTATGCATCCGTCACCACATTAACGAGCCTCGCAATAGCGGGGCTTTTTATTACCAGAAGCAGGAGAAGAAGCATGTTAACAGTAAAAGTGATGTCACCAGATGGTGGCGAAGAAATCCATTGCGGCCTGAGCGTCGGTTTCAACCCCAATCAGCAGAGTATCGCAGTGTCGGGAATGGACCAGAACGTGTTCCTGAAACAGGGAGAGGTGGCGTACGTGATGAACGCAAACGGGAAGACAATTTCCCGTTACGAACACAGGGCCCAGCAGTAGGCATTACAGAAGCTCTTTAGCAAGGGGCTTCGATAATGCTAAACCGAAAAATCGGGTTGAAACCTGATAAAAAACCCCGCGGAGGAAATCCCAAAGCTATGGGGTGCTGTATAGCCAGCCAATGACGGATTGTAGCCACGAAGTTGGTTTATTTTCTACTGATTGAGAATAAAACCGAGAGCCCGGAAGGGGTGAGAGTGGCTCATCCTTGAGCTCACTGGTAGAACGGCAGACTTTGTCATGGCAGAGCAAAGTCATACGTTAGTTTAGATAACATTCCGGATATAACAAGCGTAGCGGGCGTGTATCAATTAGCGGAGTTCAGCAACTGAGGCATCGAGCATTCACTGAGTGCCATAGATAATGCTATAGTTCACCAGTAAAAGCAGATTGCATGCTGTCATGAGATGCAGTTCATATTTTGAACGTCAGGGTTAAGTCAGTAGTGAATATAACTATTAATAGTGGATTATTTGGTTATTTGTTTTTGTTATTAACTATGTGGCCAGTTTTTATAACACTGTGTCTGGCAATGTCCATAGCATTTTACGGAGTGTTAATGAAGAAGACTGCGCTTGCGTTGCTGATTGCCGCTTTATTTTTTGGCATTCTTGGGGGGTTGCATGGGTATTGACTCTCTGATATTGAGGTTATTTCGACGTCTGCAAGGATCCATAGCTGCCGTCATCCATCGAATTCATGTATGCTGATAAGGATTTTAAAGGAAAAGGAATGGATGATGAATACCCATAAGCTTCTGGATACATACATGTTAGTTGGTACCGGTCTTTCTCGCGTCAAATATGAGATTTTTTCAGGAGATGAAGGATCATATGCGTTTATTACGATTTATGCATATGAGCCTCATTTCCATATTAAGGGCCATGATTCCTTAAAGTTAGACGAAGCTGTTGATGTCAGATCTCAGATCGAAGGACATTTTGCAGATAGCTACCAGTAGCCAAACCATTTATCTGAATCTACAGCCCCGTTTATGCGGGGCTTTTTATTGCGCCTCGAATGCTAAGTAGTAACCAATGCCACCGTTAATTCCCCCGCATGTCGTAAGCGCGGATGTGCAAGCATAATTACGGACCGCTCAGGCTGCTGCGACAAGCACCGCAATGACGGTTGACAGCAATTCAAGGGCATAAGAGTGACTCCCTCGGATAGTGGGAAAGCATTACAGAAGCTATTCTGCCGAGTGGTTTCTATAATATTCCCCACATCGCACAGAGGTAAGACATGTCAGAGATCACCACATCCGAACAAATCCGCCTGGATATCATCAAGAAAGTGAATTACGACACAGCAGCGGCCAAGCTGGCCATTGACTGGGTTGGTGATAGCAATCTGAAAGCTGAGCTATTCGCTGACTCTTTTGATCGTGTCTTCACTGAAAGTGAGATTGTCTCGAAGACCCGCAAGGCCATCCAGGAAGCGACTGAGGCGCTGGCGCTGTTTGATACCATCGCAGAACAGGCGAGCTAAGGCATTACAGCAGGCATTCACTGAGTGCCTGTGATAATGCTAAATTATGCCCTGAATGAAAATGGGGTGATAAATGAAAATCGATCAGGAATATCTAAAGGGGCTGCTTATAGCGTTTGAAGATTCGAACGAGCCTCATACGAGTATTACTAGGCTTTTGGCGCTGGGGTTTGATCATCGAACTAACGAATTTCGCTTCCATATTCGGTTATTGCATGATCGTGGTTTGATTGGTCGCGTCGATGGTGAATATGGGATTGGGTATTTCAGCCCTGACAGTGATGATCAAGATGACGAAGGTTTTTTTGACGAAGTGCCGTTGCGTCTAACTGCCTCTGGACATGATTTCCTGGAAGCAATTAGAAACAAAGAAGTGTGGGCAACTCTTAAAAGCGGATTTAAGGATGCCAGCATTGGAACGCTTGTGACGGTATCGAAAGAATTACTTAACCGTGCGCTAACTAAGCAACTAGATAAGTATTTTGATTAGCAATTCAATCATTTTCATAGGCCGCCTTCGGGTGGCTTTTTTAATGGTTTCAACTACATACCAGATGTATGCATGGGCATGTCTCCACTCTTGCCAGCCCAGTAACCGATTTCGCTTCTCTCTCAGCCAATTCAAAGGTAGCTGCGCAAAGCTTCTGGTATCTACCGGTTGTGAAGCCTTTCTTTTTCGTCAGTCCAAGTAGCGGGTTGATTCTTTTACAATTAGCCCGATGAATCCTGGTAAAGCGTTCATCACTCTTGCTTGCCTTACCGTTGGCGGTTTTTAAGGTGTTGACGACATATCCATCAGGATTATCGCTAAGCCAATGACGATACGCAGATTCACTATCCGGTTGAAGTTCACTTCTGAATACCTTTACAACCATACGAAATCTCCGTGTTGTTTTTAATTAATTATAACAGGATTAACCCATGGCAAAACCGGACTGGGGCGAGCTTCAGCAACGGTTCCTGTCCGATCATGCCGCAACCGGCGTATCACCGAAGGATTGGTGTGAAGCGCAGGGACTGAATTACGCTACTGCCCGCCGATACATCAAGAAACCCACTGCGCAAACTGCGCAAAAACCTGCGCAGAAGAAATTGCGCACTGCGCAAAAGGAAAAGTGCGCAGAAGAGCTGGTGGAAGATGATGGACTCACCGATCAACAGCGTTTATTTGTCGCGGAATACCTGAAGGACAACAACGCCACGCAGGCCGCTATCCGTGCCGGGTACAGCAAGAAGACAGCGAATGAGCAGGGAGCAAGGCTGTTAGCAAAAGTTAGTATTGCGCAGGCCATTGCGCAGCAGCAGAAAGCATCCATTGTGCGCACGCTTGGAAGTGCTGATGAAGTGCTTGAGCAGATGTGGCGCCTGGCAACCTTTGATGCCAATCAGCTATCACAGTATCGCCGCGGGAGCTGCCGTTACTGCTGGGGCTTTGGTCACCAGTATCAATGGCGCGATGCCGTAGAGTACGAAGAGAAACGCCTCGAAGCACTTGAGCGTAAACGTCGAGAACCTTTGGATGATGGCGGATACGGCTACGACCACACCAGCGCACCTAACCCGGAATGCCCTCGCTGTAATGGTGATGGCATCGGCCAGCCTTTCTTCGCTGATACGCGCAAGCTGGCGCCTGATGCTGCGCTTGCCTATTCCGGTGTGAAGCTCGGGAAGAATGGCGTGGAGATAACCGCTATCAGCCGCGAACGAATGTTCGAGGCGGTGATGAAGCGTCTAGGCCTGGCTGATAGTGAGTTCGCCCAGCGTCTACAGCAGATTGAAATCGAGCGCCGGCAGCTGGAGATCGACAAGCTCCGTAAAGAGCTGGCCGCTGACCCGGAAGATGACGAACCAACGCCAGTTGCGATCAATATCAACGTAGTCGATGCGCGAGTGAGGGAAGAGGATGGCGATAGCTCCGACGCTTAACGTTCCCCAGGCTCGTTTTCTGGCTATGCAGCAGAAGTTCAAAGCCTATGTAGCTGGTTTTGGATCCGGTAAGACATGGGTTGGCTGCGGTGGAATATGCAAAGGGTTCTGGGAGTTCCCCAAAATAAACCAGGGCTACTTTGCCCCGACTTATCCTCAGATCCGCGATATTTTCTACCCCACGGTGGAAGAAGTTGCTCACGACTGGGGACTGAAAGTCAAAATCGTTGAAAGCAACAAAGAGGTCCATTTCTACAGTGGGCGCCAGTACCGCGGCACGACAATTTGTCGGTCGATGGAAAAGCCCGACACGATAGTAGGCTTTAAAATCGGCAATGCGCTGGTAGATGAACTCGACGTTCTGAAAGCGGATAAGGCGCGTCAGGCGTGGCGAAAAATAATCGCGCGTATGCGTTATAAGGTTGATGGTCTGCGTAATGGCATTGACGTGACTACCACACCTGAAGGATTTAAGTTCGTCTATAACCAGTTTGTTAAGGCTGTGAGGGAAAAGCCTGAACTGAGGTCGATGTATGGTCTGGTACAGGCTTCGACATTCGACAACGAAAAGAACCTGCCGGATGACTATATTCCTTCGCTTCTGGCGAGTTACCCGCCGGAATTGATCAAGGCATATCTGAACGGCCAGTTTACTAACCTGACCAGCGGCACCATTTATCATCAGTTCGACAGGGTGCTGAATAATTCCAGTGAGGAAGAGCAGCCAGGTGAAGCGCTGTATATCGGGATGGATTTCAACGTCGGGAAGATGGCCGGGATCGTCCATGTATTGCGGCTCGGCTTACCACACGCGGTAACAGAGATTATCAACGCTTACGATACGCCCGATATGATACGCATCATCAAGGAACGTTTCTGGCTGTATGCCGACGGTGACTACCGCAAGGTCCGCGAGATTTATATTTACCCGGATGCCTCTGGTGATTCCAGGAAGTCAAACAACGCCAGCAAAACAGATATTGAGCAGCTCCGACAGGCCGGATTTAACGTCATCGTTGATGATGCTAACCCGCCGGTAAAGGACCGCATCAACTCCATGAACGCCATGTTCTGCAATGGTAATGGCGATCGCCGGTACAAGGTGAATGTGGCCCGTTGCCCGGTCTATGCCGACTGCCTGGAACAACAGGTGTGGGATAAAAACGGCGAACCGGATAAAAAGAGCGATAACGATCACCCCAACGATGGCGCCGGTTACTTCATTGTGAAGCAATTCCCAATCGTTCGACCTGCATTCTCTATTTCACTGGACACGACATTCTGATGGCCAATAACGATATTACTTATGTTCGCCCTGAGGTCAGGGCGGCGATGCCCGTGTGGAAAAAAATTCGTGACGTGTGCAAAGGGGCTGATGCTGTAAAGGCCGCCGGGAATGAATACCTCCCTTTTCTGGATCCGTCCGATAAGTCTGCACGCAATAAAAAGCGCAATGCTGATTACATTCAGCGCGCCGTGTTCTACGCGATAACGGGCAATACAAAGGTGGGTTTACTGGGGCTGGCATTCCGAAAAGACCCGACCATGACCGCGCCGGATAAACTGAATTATCTTCGTGATAACGCCGATGGTGCTGGTGCCAGCATTTATCAGCAGTCCCAGCAGGTTACAGAAAATATTCTGGAAGCCGCGCGCGAGGGGCTGTATACGGATTATGCGGCTGGGACTGATGAGGCGATTATCCTTCGCTATCAGGCGGAGAACATCATTAACTGGCGCACCAAACGCATCAATGGACGCGATCAACTGGTGCTGGTGGTTTTACGCGAATGCATGGAAAAGGAAGATGGTTTTGCGTACAAGGATGAAATCCAGTATCGGGAACTTGCCCTGGAGGACGGCAAGTTTATCTGCAGGGTGTGGCGAAAGTCGGCCGATGCAGGGTCTTTTTCCGTCGATTCTGAGTATCACCCGAAGCCTAAAGGTGAGGATTTTTGGGATGAGATCCCCTTTACCTTCGTTGGTGCACAAAATAACGATCCCAGCATCGACGAGTCGCCATTAGCCGCCCTCGTTGAAATTAACCTTGGCCATTATCGAAATTCGGCGGATTACGAAGACAGTGTATTTTTCTGCGGTCAGGTTCAGCCGGTGATTTCCGGGCTTGATACCGCCTGGCGTGACTGGCTTCAGGATAAAGGGATCCGTGTCGGTTCTCGTTCTCCTTTCCTGCTGCCGAAGGAGGGGAGTTTTACGTATGCTCAGGCGCAACCAAACACCCTGGCTAAAGAGGCGATGGACAGTAAGCGTGATTATTCTGTTCAGCTTGGCGCCCGGCTTATCGAGCAGAACGGCGCGGTTAAAACCGCCACGCAATCCAGCGGCGAGCAAACCGCATCCACATCGGTGCTCGGCATTTGCGTTTCCAATGTCTCGGAGGCCTATACGCTGGCGCTCGGCTGGTGCGCCAGATATCTCGGTATAAAAGGCGAGGAATACCGTTACAGCATCAATCAGGAGTTTATCGCCAAAGTCGCTGAATCCGGCATGGTAACGGCAATCGTCAATGCCTGGCAGTCTGGTGCGATTCGCGACACGGATATGGTCAGGGCGCTGCAGAGGCTTGACCTGATAGATCCCGCTGATGACCCTGAAACTGTCATTGACGCTATTCGTAACGGCGCGCCTAACCTGATTGGTGGCAATAATGGCAACGGCGAATGACAAACTGCAGGATGAATCCATAGCCCACGCTATATGGGTGAGTCGCTACAGTACCGGCGTTGCCAACAGGATGATAAAAGTTCTGAATGACAGCGACGCCGAACTTACCGCCAGGCTGCTGGTGGCTATCGATACGCTGGATCCCGAGAGCTTTACCGTTTCGCGTCTGGAAGCGTTACTGGTCAGTGTCAGGGCCATAAACAAGGATGCCATACAGTCCATGTATGCAGCCCTCTCTACTGAGCTGCAGGAGCTGGCGAAGCATGAGGCCAGTTTTCAGATGAGCCTCTTCCAGTTTGCCATTCCCGACGATGTTCTTGCTCTTCATCCGCTGGTGGGCATCACCCCTGATGCAGTTTATGCCGCGGCGATGGGGCGTCCATTCCAGGGGCGGTTGCTAAGCGAATGGGCCAGCAACCTCGAAGCCGATCGGATGGCGCGCATATCCAATACGGTGCGGCAGGGATTCCTGCTGGGCGATACGCATGAACAGATCGCAAAAAAGGTCCGTGGCCATGCTAATCGTGGTTACCAGGACGGCGCGCTGCAGATGAGCCGGGCCAATGCAGCCAGCATAGCGAAAACGGCAGTAGGGCATCTTGCATCAACAGCAAGACAAAGCTTTGCGTCGGCGAACGACGACATTCTGAAGGGTAAGCAGTGGTTATCCACTTTGGATAACCGGACATCAAAGGATTGTCGGATCCGCGACCGCCTCAAGTACACGCTGGATAACAAACCGATAGGGCACAAGGTGCCTTATTTGCAGGGACCGGGTAAAATCCACTTTTGCTGTCGGAGCACCGAAACTTACATCCTGAAATCGTCCGAGGAATTGGGTATTAAAGTCGGCGAAATCAAGGATAGCTCGCGCGCCAGCATGGATGGACAGGTTCCGGCTGACACGAATTACCAGGACTGGTTCTCCCGGCAGTCGTTCACGCGACAAGCTGAGATTGTCGGAGAAACGCGCGCCAGGCTGATTCGTGATGGCGGCATGTCTCCCGATGAGTTCTACAACGACAGGGGTGAGTGGCTGACGCTGGACCAGTTGCGCTCAAAGGATGAGCAGGCATTTAGGAACGCCAGAGTTTAATCAACAAACATTCTTCAATCAGGCTGCCTTCGGGCGGCCTTTTTTATTGGGCCAGGCCCACAGTAACTATCCCAAGGGGACAACATGCTTATTCGTAACATGCTCATTAAATATTATTCGGCAGCTGGTGGTGAAGGTGGTGATGGCGGTGGCTCCGGTAGTGGTGCGCCCGAGATTACGCCGGAAATCCAAAAGCTGATCGATGAGCAGGTCAGTGCTCAGGTTTCAGGCCTTAAAAATAAAAATAGTGAGTTACTCGGTAAGCTCAAAGAGTCCACTGAGTCGCTTAAGCGTTTTGAAGGTATCGATCCTGACGCGGTGAAAACTATTCTCCAGCGTTTCTCTGATGATGAAGAGGCGCAACTGATCGCCGCCGGGAAAATTGACGAGGTACTGGATAAACGCACTGAGCGGCTACGTGCTGATGTTGATAAGCAAATCAAAGCCGCTAATGAACGCGCTGAAAAGGCGGAAGCGTTCTCCAACAAATTCCGTGATCGTGTCCTGGGTGATGCTATCCGCAGTGCAGCGCTTAAGGCTGGCGCGCTGCCAGAAGCATCCGACGATCTGATTCTTCGTGCTAAAGGCACATTCCAGCTCAACGACGAAGGCGAGGCCGTAGCAGTTGATGCAAATGGCGATGTTCTGTTCGGTAAAGACGGAAAAACTCCGCTCACCCCGGTTGAGTGGGCTGAATCTCTGAAAGAGACGGCCCCGCACCTGTTCCCGCGCGCCGAAGGCTCCGGGGCTGGTGGTCATAAACCCGGTGACGGTGGCGGTAGTCTGAAACGTTCAGAAATGAGCTCAAGCGACAAAGCGGACTACATCCGCAAACATGGCCAGCAGGCCTATCTCAAATTGCCTAAGTAAGGACTAATCAATGTCTACGACCGTAAACAACGACCTGATTATCTATGATGACCTCGCGCAGACTGCGTTTCTTGAGCGTCGCCAGGATAATCTGGAAGTCTTCAACGCTGCTTCAAACGGCGCAATCATTCTCGACAACGAACTGATCGAGGGTGATTTCCGCAAGCGCACCTTCTATAAAGTTGGTGGCTCTATCGAATCGCGCGACGTTAACTCCACCGACCAGGTAACGGGTAAAAAAATCGGTGCTGGCGAATCTGTCAGCGTCAAGGCGCCGTGGAAGTACGGCCCGTATGAAACCACTGAGGAGGCGTTTAAACGCCGGGGTCGCGACGTTAGCGAATTCTCCGAGGTGATCGGCGTCGACGTCGCTGATGCAACGCTTGAAGGTTATATCAAGTATGCCCTTCAGGGACTGGTTGCAGCCATTGGCGCAAATGCTGACATGACGGTATCCGCGGATATTGCCACTGATGGTAAAAAAACGCTGACCCGTGGCCTGCGTAAATACGGCGATAAATTTAACCGTGTTGCGCTGTTCGTTATGCATTCCACGACCTATTTCGACATTGTTGATCAGGCTATCGACAACAAAATTTACGAAGAAGCTGGCGTGGTGGTTTATGGCGGACAGCCAGGCACGTTGGGTAAACCGGTGCTGGTAACTGACACCATGCCAGTTGATGCGATTCTGGGGCTGGTGGCCGGCGCGGTATCCGTAACGGAATCACAGGCTCCGGGCTTCCGTTCCTACGATATCAACGACCAGGAAAACCTTGCCATTGGCTATCGCGCAGAGGGCACGGTTAACGTTGAACTACTGGGTTACAGCTGGGATGAGACGAAGGGCGCTAACCCTGACCTGACCAAAATCGGCACCGGCGCGAACTGGAAGAAACATTTCACCAGTAACAAATCCACTGCAGGCGTACTGATTAAGCTGGAAGCCCCTGCGGGGGAGTAACCCTGTCAGTGGATAAAACTTCCGCAACTGCTGACAGTACCGACGCGGTGACCGTTTCGCTCAAGTACACCAGAAATGGTGCCGGAGTCTCCGGGGCATCTGTGGCGTGGACGTCTACTGGCGGCACGCTAAGTGCTTCGACGTCACAGACAGGGTCTGCTGGTGGCTCGACGGTGAAACTCACCTCTGATACGGCCGGCTCCTTCACGGTGACGGCTACCGTTGACGGCGTGGTGAAAACAACTGAAGCGATCGCGTTCACTGCTCCAGCGGGTGGTTAACTGACGGGGCGAAAGCCCCGTTTCTTTTGGTGAGGATCCGATGACCGTTTATATAACAATCCAGGACGTTGACGAGTTGCTGGGGGATACCTGGGCTGCCGCCGACAAAAAGGTTAAAGCCGTGCTCCAGGCAAACACCTGGATGACGGCGCTTAACCTTCAGGATATCGACCCGGAGCATATTCCTGAAGAAGTTAAGCAAGCCGGAGCGTTTATCGCTTCCGTAGCCGCTGCAGGCAATCTGTATCAGCAAAAAACAGATTCCGGCGTGGTGACGAGCAAAAGCATTGAGGCCGACGATGTGAAGGTTTCCCGCACTTTTGCCGAGCTTTCAACCACCAGCACTGAATTACTCGATCCTGATTTGCAGCTGGCGCTGGATATGCTCAAACCGTGGATGATTAACCCTTTCCAGACGTTCTTTGTGAGGGCGTGATATGTCCGATTTGAAGGTGGTCCCATTTCAAAAGCCCAGCCATCACAGCCTCGATAACGACCAGGTTATTCGCCTGCTGAAACAGGCTCTGGAGAGAGCCGAAAACGGCGGCTGCCACAGTGTCGCAGTGATACTGCTTGATGATGAGGGTAACGCGATTGATTGCTGGCATAACGGTGGACGCCCCTATGTGATGGTTGGCGCTATGGAGTCGCTTAAAACCGACTTTATCCATGCTCATATTGAGCGGCGGTAAGGGGGTAACATGCAAAATTCATATGTGCATTATGCCGGCGACGGGCTCGGTCCCCGCGATGTGTTTGTGAATGGAAACCCGATCAGACATGTCGTTTACGCAAACCCGACAAAGGGTGTTGTAGAGTTTGCTCCGCTCCCGCTGCGGGTTAAGCGCAATGGCGAAATTTATACCCGCAAACTCCACGGTACAGTGATCGTTAAACCTCAGCAGCGTATTGGTGGGTGCAATGGGCATTCGTGACGAGCTGCAAACCGAAGTCGCCGCAGCCTTCGATACCGACCTGCAGGATGCCGTTAAGGATTTCACTGGGTCATACACCGTTCGGGGTGCCTGGGACCCGGTGACTGAAACCGGCACTGAAACGCAGGTGACTTACTCGGGGCGCGGAGTGCTGGCGCGCTATAAACTGCGCCGTATCGATGGCGTTAACATTCTGCATGGTGATGTGAAGCTAACCGCCCTGGTTAACGAGGTGACTGACAAGCCGGCCGTCGGGCATATCATCACGGCGCCGGATCCGATTACGGGTGAGCTTCAGCGTTACGACATCATAACCGCTTCTGCCGACTCTGCTGGCGCTGCGTACTCCATTCAACTGCGGAGGGCGTGATATGGCTAAGGGCTGGAACATTGACCCGGCGGCATTCGCCGGGCTGGTGGCCGAAGATGTCAAACTACGCCAGCGGACAATCGCCATTCAACTGCTGAATGAAATTGTTCAACGGTCGCCGGTAGGAAACCCGGAGCTGTGGGCTATCAACGCGACCGCGGTTCAATACAACAAAGCGGTAGGTGAGTGGAACGAGTCTCTTTATGCCGATCCTGCCAACCTGACAAAGACTGGCCGCCTCAGAAAGAAAGTCCGTGTTAATGACAGCATGGATATCAGGCGGCCGGCTGAGTATCGCGCAGGAACCTTCAGGGCATCGCATTTTGTCAGCATCGGCGAACCCGATCACTCCGTCCCGACCGAGCCGGATCCGCGTGGGACAATGACATTTCTTAATGGCAAAAATATCATTGACCAGGCGCCAGCCTACTCGGTGATTTACATTCAGTCGAACCTGCCTTACTCCGTGCCTCTGGAGAATGGTCACTCAACGCAGGCGCCGACAGGCGTCTATGCCGTCTCGTTTAATGGTGTAATTCAGGCCTACAAATGACCCTTACAGAAATCAGAAACGCTGTCATTTCCCGAATGGCGGCACAGACCGCTATTGCCTCTGATGCGGTGGATTATCCCAATGGTCCGGTATTTGACCCCAGTAACCGCGATATCTGGGCCCGCCTCACCAACATTGCAGGGCAGGCAGGCGCAATCGAGATCGGGAATGGGCCGGTCGTGCATAGGACAGGTTTACTCATCATTCAGCTGTTTGTTCCGGTCGGCGCCGGGACGCTGCTTATCTCCCGGACGGCCGATCAGCTAACGGAGCTATTTGAGTTCAAGGACGACGGAAAACTGAGTTATTTCGCTGTTTCTGCTGTGCCGGCAGGCGAGACCGATGGCTGGTTACAGCTCAATCTTCAAATTCCTTATCGCGCTCTGTAGCGCACAATAAACAGGAGGCTCCTGTGAGCTCAGGTGCAAAAGTAGTAGCCGCGTTTATTCGCGAGACAACGCCAGGAATCACGCCAACAGCAGGGGCATGGAACCTGCTGCGGCGTTCTTCATTTGGTCTGAAACCAACGCAGAACACCAACGACAATGACGAAATCGCTGGTGACCGCATGGCGCAGGGTGTTTCACGCGGCACAGTGGATGTCGGCGGTGATGTCGGCACGCGGTTTCGCTGGAATCAGCATGACGATTTTCTTGCCAGCTGTTTCGGCGCCGAATGGCTAAATAACGTGCTGACGATGGGTAATGGTCGTATTACGTTCTCCGTGGCGACTTTTGCCAGTGATGTGGGGATTGCCCAGATTGCCCGCGGTTGCCAGGTTGGCACCTTCCAGATGGAAATCCCGGCCGATGGTGATATCACTGCAACCATTACGTTTGCAGGGCTGGACTGGGAGACGAAGGGGGACGATACCAGCTATTTCACCGCGCCGGTGGATTTAGCGGGGGCGCTGCGTTACTCCTTCAAAGAGGTCACCAACATCCGGCTAAATGGTGTTGATGGCGGGACAGGATTCTGCGTCGACACCCTTAACATTCAGTTCGATAACAATATGCAGACCCAGCGCTGCATCGGTACCGGCTCGGCGTTCGCCGGCGCAAACATTCCGACAACCTTTACCCCGTCAGGTCAAATCACACTGTCATGGTCAAAGGCTGCCTGGGAGGTTTACAAAAAAACGTTCACCGGCGAAACGGTGCCGTTTAGCTTCACGCTGGAGAATGCTGAAGGCGCCTATACCTTCGATTTCCCGGAAGTGCAGATCTCCGGCGACTGGCCGGATGCGGGAAGCACTGACATTGTTCAGGTTCAGCTGGATATCACCGCGGCCAATACTCCGCCAACTATCACCCGCGTTCCCAAAGTGCCGGCGACGGCAATCAGTGTTGCGCCAGCCACTTCAACTGGGGCCGTGGGATCTACTGTGACGTTAACCGCCACGCTTACGCCAGCTGATTCAACTGATACCGTCGAGTGGACGTCATCGGATCCGACTATCGCCAGCGTGGTTTCTACCGGACAGAAAACAGCGAAGGTCACGCGTAACGCAGCCGGTACTGCAACCATCACCGGTAAGGCCCGCACCTTTACGGCAACGACTGAAATCACCGTTACCGCGCCTTAATTTACCAGGCCCGTTCTGCAGTCATCGCGGATCGGGCTTTTTTGGGAGTCTTTATGCTGATTATTTCTTCTCAAATTGATTTGAACGGAGAACGCTGGTTTTTCCCTTTCAAAAAGCCAGCAGGAAGTAAAAAGAAATTCACGCCGGAAGACGAGGCGCTATTTAAACTCCGTCTGCTGGTGGCCAGTAGCGAGAATCCACAATACCGCTCACGCAATGCGCTGGTGCGGCGCCATATCGACAAAATGGACGCGAGCTACCAGGTCGGTACGGATGCTTTCGATCTCGCCAGTGTGGGCGAGATTGACTCGGTTGATGATCTTCTCATCGACAATTGCGCGCGCTTTCTTCTGAAAGACTGGGAAGGCGTGGGGGAGCTGGTGGATGGTACGGAGACGGCCGTAGCGTATACACCGGAGCGTGGTGTTGCGTTACTGAAGCAAAACCCCTCTCTGTACTGGCTTATTCTGGCTGAGGCAGCGAACATTGCTCGGGGTAAGGAGCAGCAGACTCAGGAAACCGTAAAAAAGCCATAGAGGCCCAAAAGTGGCTAAAGGAATTCGCCGGCGAGCAGGGCGAGAAAGCAAAGTGGCGCAGGGAGAAACTAAATCTCCCGCCCATTCCGGAGCCTGAAATTGATGCGGTCACTGGGGAGATCCTCAACGCTTACGCCATGATATCGCGCGGCAGGAAGTATGCCGGCATGGCCGGAGTGCCGCTCCCGTTGTCCCTGAGTGATATCGAGCGCTATCTGGCCTCACGTTCCATATTGATTGACCGAACCGAATTTGACACTGCCATACTTGCCCTCGACGATGCCTGGAGGGATGAGTGGGCTGAAGAGCAGAAAAGACAGGCAAAAGTGAAGTAGTCATATCATTGTCTCCATCTATTCCTGTGCTAACCTGTGTGCAAATGTTAATGATGGGGATAGGGATGTGGAAAGCGATAACTTCGATGACCCTTTGTTTGATCAGGCAATTAGCTTTGTAATCGAAAAGCGGAATGCATCCGTAGCTGGACTGCAGAGGCAGTTCAGAATCGGGTACAGCCGTGCATCGCGGTTAGTTGAACAAATGGAGGAGATTGGAGTCGTTAGCACCCAAGGGAGTGACGGAAACAGAGACGTCTTGGCGTCCTCGCAATTCGACATAGCCGCTCTTAACTTGAAAGCTCTTAGAGAGGAAAAGGAAGGGCGGCGTCAAGAAGAATTATCAAGGCAAGCCAAAATTGCAAACTCAGTCGATGAACAATTAAGGCTTTCAGCAATTACAAATAAGAGAATTGTAATTTGGCTCAAAGATACAGGAAATGTAGCGCCATCAGGCAATAAGGTGTTTATCCTCAAATCCTCATCGCCTTTTGAATATTTGGCTAAGCAACAGAAAAATAAATTAAAGCCTGGAGATGCTGAATACAGCGATATACTTGATGGATATCGTTTTTCTGCCACAATGCAGATGAGAACCCCCACCAGTGTTCTTTGTCAGCATGGCAGGATAGAGAAGGTGCCTGCGCATAAACTACCCCGCATTGTTAAACAGGACTGGCAAGGCATATGGCTTCCACACCTAAAACCCGCCGCAGAACTGGGTGCATGGGCAAGGGATGTCAACGGGTCGATGGCTTCTGATGTTGGTTATGTTCCTCAAGATGGTGGAGATTTCTTGCGATTTTTGCTACTTGCTCACCAGATTGTTGAAGATGATATCAGTGATGAGGAAAGAGTAAGATGGCTAGAATCCTGTTATCACATGGTAGGCAGTGACGGTGAGGCTATAGGTTCCTTTATGGAGCGTTATGGCGATCGCGCGGATGTTGCTCTTAGAGCAATAACCAATTCGGTAAAAAAAGGGTAAAAAATGGAATTACTAATCATTTGTGCAATTATTGGTTGCATACCAGCGGCGATAGCGAGCAGTAAGGGGCGGTCGTTCTTTGCCTGGTGGGTATATGGAGCGCTGCTTTTTATCGTTGCACTTATTCATTCGCTGATTATAAAAAAGACAGTGGCTGATGTTGAGCGTAAGCAAATAAATGAAGGTCTTGTGAAATGCCCCTTTTGTGCTGAGATGATCAAGCCTGAGGCGATTAAATGCAGACACTGTGGAAGCGAAGTTGAACCAAGGTTAGCGAGTGCCGTGATCACACCCTCCCGGACAGAGAACGGGACAAAGATAAGATTTGACCGCATATTGATTCTGGTTGGTGGTATTGCTGCAATACTTATAATTATCCACTTGTCAGGAAGTTAATCATTATCGTATACACGCCAAAACCCACCATCAGGTGGGTTTTTTATTGCCCGGAGAAAGGTAAATGACAGAACAAACATCCCGCCTGGCCATTATTCTCGATAGTGTAGGGGCAAAACGTAATGCAGATAGCCTTTCTGATTCGCTAACTAAGCTCACAACAAACGGTGAAAAGACTGTTGCTGCCGTCGGTAAATTAGGTGCAGCTCTAACTGCTGCAGTTGCTACTGGTGCACTCATGGCAGGAACGGCATTGGCTGCAATGATCAAGCACACAGCAGAGGCTGGGGTCGAGATTGGTCGATTGTCAAAAATAGCCAATGCATCGACAACTGATTTTCAGAAATATGCCATAGCTGCCAGTGCCGCGGGGATCTCCCAGGAGAAGTTCTCCGACATAATGAAGGATGTTAACGATAAGGTCGGTGACTTCCTGAGCACCGGCGGGGGTGAGCTCCAGGATTTTTTTAAGACCATAGCTCCAAAGGTTGGTGTGACGGCTGAGCAGTTCAAGAATCTTTCAGGCCCGGCTGCAATGCAGCTATATGTTGATACCCTGCAAAAAGCCAATGTTTCACAAGCACAGATGACCTTCTACATGGAGGCCATTGCCAACGATGCCACTGCTTTGATACCGATGTTTCAGAATGGCGGCAAAGCGATCAGTGAAATGGCTGATATATCGGAGAAGCTGGGTCTTATTCTCGACCAGAAAACAATTCGTGCGGCGCAGGAGCTGGAAACTATAGGCTGGTTGGCTTCATCTGCTATGCAGGGCCTGAGAACGCAGATTGCTGCAGGACTCATGCCAACAGTCAGCGCCTTGTCAGGTGAATTTATCCAGTTTGCTGCAAAAGGAATAGATGCTACGGCCGTGTCCCAAACTCTGGATGGTTGGCTTAAAAATCTGGCTAAGGCCGCTGTAACTGTCGCTGGTGCCTTCATGGGCGTTACAAAGGCCATGGGAGGAATGGTTGATTTGTGGAATGGGGTTAAGGATATTGACCTTTCACACCCCATTGATGCCTATCACCAGATTAAAGATGTCTTTAAAACCGTATCCAATGATGTAAATTCAGACTTGGGTAATATTCAAAAATGGGTAGACGAAACATGGAAAAAAATTGGCGAGGCGGGGAGTAAAGGTGGGAGTGATCTTGTTAAGAATCTTACTTATTGGCGTAATCAAATAAGTTTTGCGCAGGGGCATATCGGAACATTTTCTCCTGGAACAGGTAGTAAGACTAAAGCTTACTCTGAGGATGCTGGGCAGCGATTACTTAACCAGATTAACGAGCAAACTGCAGCATTCAATGCGCAGTTGGACGCTAGCGATAAATTATCGGCGGTCGCAATGCAGCGCCTGAAGTTTGAAGAGCAGATAAAGACTATCCAGGAGCGTCAGGCCAAAGGGCTGCCAGTTACTAAAGATCAACAGTCGCTGTTATCTATGTCCAAAGAGATAGACACAGCGTTCAAACGGCTTGAACTAAGTCAGAAAGCTACCGCAACTCTGGACGACTACCGGAAAATGCAGGAGCAGGTCACGCCGAAGGAGCTACGGCAGAATGAGACTTTGCAAAAACGCCTAGAAATTCTTCAAAAGATGGTTGAGCTGAAGAAACTGACTCCTGAGGCTGCTGGGAAGCAGGCGAGCGACCTGATTAGTAAATCAGTGCTACCGGATTCAGTTATTTCTGGGGTGAATAAGGCTGGTGGTACTCTGACGTCTGGAGCAACTAATAGCGACCTGTCAGGGCAGGGCATGAACATCATAGGGCTGCAAATCGATCCGCAGCTTGAAATCATTGATAAATTGAAACAAGCCCAGACCGATTATGCAGTATGGCTGAGCCAGCAACAGCAGGCGATAACACAGAGCACAGTCCTGAATGAGCAGCAGAAACAGCAGCAGCTACTGGCCTTACAGCAACAGGGCCAGCAGAACCAGGAGGCGTTAAGTACAGCTATCTACGTTGCGCAGATGCAATCCGCCCAAAACTCCTTCTCCAGCATCACCGATTCGATGGGGATGATGTTTGGTGAGCAATCAGCGATGTATAAAGCTGCTTTTGTAACACAGAAAGCATTCGCCATTGCACAGGCTTCGCTGCAACTCCCAATGGCAATGGGGCAGGCATTAGCCGGATTACCTTTCCCGGCTAACCTCGCAGCTATCGCGCAAGTTATTGGACTCATGGCTTCGATTACTTCCAGCATAACCAGTGCTGCCGCCGTTGGCTTCGCCTCCGGCGGTTACACCGGGCCCGGTGGTAAGTATCAGCCAGCGGGTATTGTTCACAAAGGTGAGTACGTCTTCGACCAGGCGTCAACGAACCGGATCGGCGTTTCTCAGCTCGAGGCACTTCGAAATGGCCAGCCGCTTGATGCAACTCTGGGGCGCACAGGGTTTGGTACTGGTGTCCAGAACGTGAACAGCGATAACAGCAGCAAGACCACCATCCATGCTCCCATTGAGCAACATTTCCATACTCCGCCCGGTGTAACACCTGATCAGATGGCTCTCTCCATGGCTCAAACGCAGAAGCGGGCGACAACGGAAGCCCTGGATCAGGTTGCTGCGCAAGTGTTGAGAGGAGATGGGAAAGTTGGTAAGGCAATGCGCAGTAAATATCCAGGCAGAGGGTTAGAGTGATGACTGATATCTACTACCCGCATGACAGTCTTCCGATGCCATTACAGGAAGGATACGGATTCCAGCCTGTAAGCCCGTTAAAACGTACCCAGTTAACCACCGGCCGCGCGCGGCAAAGGCGAGCTTATACGTCCACGCCGACGCAGGCCAGCATCACCTGGTTTATGGAAACCGATGCGCAGGGACTGGCGTTTGAGTCCTGGTTCCGTGATGCGTTATCTGACGGGGCTGCATGGTTCATGATGAAACTGCAGACGCCGGCAGGCATTAAGTTTTACAAATGCCGCTTCACAGATATTTATCAGGGACCGGTGCTGGTGGCCCCGATTTACTGGAAGTACACGGCGACGCTTGAATTATGGGAGCGCCCCCTTGCTCCTGCCCCATGGGGTAATTACCCGGAATGGATCGTCGGCAGCTCACTGCTGGATATTGCGCTGAATAAGGAGTGGCCGAAGCATGACGCAGATTAAACGCCTCTACGCCAGCAGCGGACCGGAGGTGATCATTGAAACGCTGCATATCACCATTGGCTCTGATGTTCACTACCTTTGCCAGGGTTACGACAACATCACGGCGACGACGGAGAACGGCGATACCGTAACGTTTTCAGCCTGTGCGATAGACATTGCGCTGCCGGCGCGCAATGCGGACGGCACGCAGGACCTCAAATTTGCCCTGTGCAATATCGATGGTGTTGTGTCCACGGCGATCCGCAATGTGCTGGCTAACCGTCTGTCTGCATTTCTGACGTACCGGCGTTATATCTCCACGGATTTAGCGGCCCCTGCGGAAGTGCCGTATACGCTGAAAATCAAGTCGGGCTCCTGGACGGCGACAGAGGTGCAGATCACTGCGGGTTATATGAATATCCTTGATACAGCCTGGCCGCGATACCGCTACACGCTCCCTGTATTCCCCGGACTGCGTTATATCAGCTAAGGAATCCCAATGTTTAACCCTGATAAATACCGTTCAGTCACCTGGCTGAAGGGCGGGCGCGTATACCCGCAACTCGACTGTTTCGGCATTGTGAACGAGATACGCCGCGACCTGAATTTACCCGTCTGGCCCGATTTTGCCGGGGTCACCAAAGACAACGGCGGCCTTGACCGGGAAGCACGCCGGATGATGCTTACCCTTGAGCGCTGCGAACCCTGCGAAGGGGCCGGGGTGGCCTGTTATTCCGGGTCGACTGTCACCCATGTCGGGATCGTAGTCAGTATCGATGGTCTTTTGCATGTGGCGGAATGCAACCCAGGCACGAACGTAACTTTTCTGCCGTTGCCGCGATTTAAGCGGCGCTTTGTTCGCGTGGAGTTCTGGCAATGACCATTCGTTTTTATCCTTCCCGGCTTCCCGGAGAACCACTTGAAACGCATGAGCATGGTGTTACGAGCATTCGCAACTGGCTGGTTGCCAATGTCGAAAACTATACCGACCGGGATGTCCCACCGCTGACCGTTGAGGTTGAGGGTCAGTCAATTCCGCCAGGCGAGTGGGCCACCTGCGTGATTCGCCCTGATAGTGATGTCAGGCTTTATCCGGTTCCATTCGGGCTGGAGGCCGCCACAATCGCGTGGATCGGTATCGGTATCTCCGTTGCCGCTGCAGCCTATTCGCTGTTTATGATGAGCACCATCGATACGGGCGGCTATACCTCATCCACAGGGCGGAGTCACGACCTTAACCCGGCAAAGGCGAATACCGCAAAACTCGGTGATGCCATTCGTGAGGTATTTGGCCGGGTGCGTATCTACCCTGATTATGTGGTGCAGCCGGTTACCCGGTTTGATGCCGCCGATCCTACGAAAATGCGCGTCCAGATGCTGCTGTGTCTCGGTGTCGGTGACCTGATTTATACCAATGGCGATATCCGGGTTGGCAGTACGCCTGCTTCAACGCTACCGGGATTCAGCAGCACCCATTACCCGCCAGGCGCGGACGTTTCCGGCGATGAGCGCAGCGAAAACTGGGTCAACTCCACCGAAGTGGGCGGGACGTCATCCGGCACCGGGCTGGATATGGCCCAGACGTCGCCGGACGCAGACGACATTATCGCAGACAGCATGACCGTGGACGGAGCAGACGTAACGTTTACCGGGCTGGACACGGATGACGGCGATGACGACGACGAGAACGAAAACGCGCTACCGCCCAGCTGGGTCGCTGGCGCAGTGGTCGAACTGAAAGCCCCGGCGAACTACCAGATCACTACGGCGGCTGGATACAGCGTTATCGCCAGCCCACTGCTGACGGAGATCGCGCCGGTGGTTGGTATGCCGGTGACGCTCAGTTTCAATAGCGTCGATTACGATCTGTTTATCGCGTCATATACTCCTGGTCAGGCAGCGGTGCCCGGAACCGGGGGGAGTGCGGCATCCGTCCAGGCCAGTGCGGCCCCGACCACCTACGATTTTTCAGCCAGCTCCAGCACGTTCACGATCACCTGGCAGGGCACAACTTACACGGTGTCGCTGGTGGCTAACTACGTCTCGATGTCGGGACTGCTGGCGGCCATCGCCGAGGGACTCACTGGCTCCGGCCTGGTCGCGCAGGACAACGGCGGCACCGTACTGATAACCGAGGCGGCCAGTCCGTTCGCGGGTGGGGCGATCACGTCCTCCTCGCTGCCTGCGGCTGTTTTCGGTGATGTCCCGGTTTACACCTCCGGCACGGCATCAACCGGCGGCAGCCCGGCGGTAACGGCGAATGTGACGCTTGCCTATAACTCTGCCACGGGAACGGCCTTTTCCGGCATGCCGGAGGGGGTGCAACGGCTTTCACTTGCTCACCGCGGGAATGAGTACCGCATTGTCTCGACCGACGGCACAACGGCGACGGTGGCGCGCCTGGTTAATGGTGCCGTTGATGAGTCATGGCCGGGATTCACCGCCCGGACGATGATCGACTATGAGGCTTCTGGTCTTAACGACACGCTGAGCTGGCTGGGGCCGTTCCTGGTTTGCCCTGAAAATGAGACCGTCGATATGTTCGAGGTGAATTTCTCCTTCCCGAACGGCATCTGTGGCTTTGACAGTAAGGGCAAAAAACGGATCCGCCACGTTGAGTGGGAGATTCAGTATCGCGTCTACGGTTCCGGTTCGGGGTGGGTGAGTCACCAGGGCGAGTATGCGCTTAAAAACGTCAACGGGTTAGGTTTCACTGAGCGGATCACTCTCAGCTCTCCGGGGCTGGTAGAAGTTCGCTGCCGTCGGCGCAATGAGCAGGGAAGTAATAACGCGCGCGATTCGATGTACTGGCAGGCACTGCGCGGGCGACTGCTGACGCGCCCTTCATCCTATCCCGGCGTGTCGCTGATGGCGGTGACCGTCGAGACTGGCGGGAAGCTGGCGGCGCAGTCAGATAAACGCGTAAACGTTGTGGCCACTCGGGCCTATGAAACCGGAACGGCCAGAACCATTTCGGGAGCGCTGCTGCATGTCGGGAACTCGCTGGGGCTGGAGATGGATGTCGACACCATCAACGCGCTGGAGTCCGCGTACTGGACGCCACGGGGCGAAAATTTCGATTTTGCCACGGGAGACAGTATCTCAGCGCTGGAAATGCTGCAGAAGATAGCCAATGCCGGGAAGTCCCGCTTCCTGTTAAGTGATGGCCTGGCGACGGTCAACCGTGAGGGGATTAAGCCCTGGACTGGCGTGATCACTCCGCATGAGATGGTGGAGGAGCTGCAGAGCGGATTTACCGTACCGTCCGACGATGATTTTGATGGCGTCGACGTGACGTACATCAACGGGACTACCTGGGCAGAGGAGACCGTTAAATGCCGGACGCCAGACAATCCCACGCCGGTGAAAATCGAGGCCTACAAACTCGATGGGGTACTCAATCAGGATCACGCCTACCAGATCGGGATGCGCCGCCTGATGAAATACCTGCAGCAGCGGGTGACGTTCCAGACCACTACCGAGCTGGACGCGCTGTGCTACAACACGGGCGATCGCATTGTGCTCACGGATGATATTCCGGGTAACAACACGATTTCCTGTCTGGTGGAGGCGATGACAACGGCGGGTGGCGTGACAACGTTCACCGTTACGGAGCCGCTGGACTGGTCTTTTGAAAATCCCCGCGCGCTGATCCGCTATCAGGATGGCTCTGCATCCGGGCTGATGGTGGCGAGCAGGGTGGGCGATTTTCAGCTGTCAGTCCCGCACCTGAGCGAGTTTGATGACCCGATGAAGGTTGACTTGTCATCGGCAACCATCGAGCCGATCCGCCTGGTGTTCTGCGGCTCAACGCGCCACGTCTACGACGCCATTGTAGAGGAGATCGCCCCGCAGTCAGACGGAACCTGTCAGGTCACCGCAAAAGAATACCTCGAATCGTTCTATGCCTACGACGACGCCATATACCCCGGCGACGTCGCTTAATACCCCATAACAACCCCTAATTAACTCTTTTCGCTCAAACCCTCGTTTGGGCGAAGCCTCTTTTTGGAGCAAAAAAACATGGCCTTTAACCCGGAGCTGGGGAGCACGTCTCCCGCTGTGTTGCTCGATAACGCCAAACGGCTCGATGAGCTGGTCAATGGGCCAGCGGCCACCGTTCCCGACCGTGCCGGGCAACCGCTGGACACCTGGCGCCAGATCGTGACGATGATGCTTGCTGCTGTCACTGATGCGCAGAACAGCATTACCGCTATTGGGCTCCCCTTTAATACGCTCTCTGATGCTCAGGCTGCAGTAGCTGCTGGAAAAATACCAGAGGGGGTCGTGACATGGGTTAGAACTACGGACAGCGCTGCCCTTGCGGATGAGTACAAAAACATAAATGGGGTTCTGACGGCTACCGGACGTCGGATGCCTTCTCAGGATGCCGTGGACGCACTTTCGCGCCAGTTGCTGGATTCGATTGTTACCGGAGATGTACCAGGGTTCTGGCTGGCACTGAAAGACTCTGCTGGCTGGATTTCATGGGGAGTGGATGATCAGGGGGGATTTGGATCCAGGGCTGCCTACCTCGGGACAGACAATATTCTGGCGGGAAATATCAAAATCCTGTTTACCAATGATGTTGGGTTACGGTTTCAGGACCCCGAGGGATTCTATATCGATGTGCTGGATAATTACGGACGGTACCTGCTCGGGGATACCAGCGGGGGCTCTTCAACCGTTGATTATGTTTCTATTCAGGACCTGAAAAACAAAGCCCACGCGGCTGAAGTTTCGCGTCGCGTACTGACCCGCCTTAAATTCCCGACGGATGCCTACAACCATTTTATTATGGAGTGCCAGAGCCTGGGTATGGGATTTATGAGCTGGCCCGCCGTCAGTAAGGCACCGAAATACGGCAATCTAATGCTTGGTGGCTCGGTGCGTCCAGCCAGTACCTCCGCTAATGCGTTTACCCCACTCGGTGTAAACGCCTGGCAGCCGCTTAAAGCTGTCGTACAGTCTGTCGCTGGCGGGGAAATCCTGACGGATGCGGATCAGCAAGCTCTTGCCAGAGCCGCGGTCAATGATGGGGAGTCCCCTGTAGTGGCTGCAGTTAACGGTTTCCGGCGTCACTTCCTGGAGGCACATTGCCTTAACTCTGACCCCAGCCGCCTCTTTGTCGCCTCGACCGTTGGCGTATCAAATCAGTCCATCGAGAGCCTGATGGACGATACCAAATACTACAATCGCGTCGTTGAGTGCGTAACGAAGGCAAAGGCACTTGCTGATGCAGAAGGGAAATCCTATTCAGTAACCGCCATTGAGTTTGTTCAGGGGGAGCGGAATTACGAACTTGGAACATCTAAAGCATCGTATAAAACGCTACTGGGTCAGTTGCGTAGTAAATTGTTTTCGACCATAAGAGGCATTACGGGGCAGACCACCGACCCTGCGTGGTTCATGTACCAGACGGGATTCACCTACACCCCAAACCCAGCCACGCAGCCGCTAAACGCGGTTGAATTATGGGTCGGCATGGCGCAATACGAGTTTTGTCAGGAAAATGAAAACTGCTTCATGATCGGGCCAAACTATCAGTTACCAGACAAAGGAGGCCACCTGATGACAAACGGCAGCCGCTGGCTGGGCTGCTATTTTGCTAAGGCAAAAGACCGCGTACTAAATCAGCGTCGTCCTTTCAAGCCCTTGGCGCCTATCGGATTTAAATGCATTGGCGCGGATATTTTTGGCAGTTACTACGTCGATTACCCACCGCTCAAGTTCCAGAGTCCGTTCCGGGGCGGCGCCCGCACTGCTATTGCGAATAAAGGTTTTCGCGTATTTAGCAATGTCCAGAACGACCCGGCAGGAATTGGGGAAGAGGTCACGGTCGTATCAGTTGAAATTGCGGCTGACACTATTGTCAAAATCTCCTGTGAGACAGAACCCCAAGGTTTAATCCGTGTGGTCTACGGAATGTATGCGCAATACGGGCAGGGCATGGTTACGGATTCCGACCCGTATGTCCCGGATGAGGTATACGAATATGACCCGCAGTTCACCCAGTGGCCGGAAGAGAATATTCCGGAACTGGTCGGCAAACCCTATCCGATGGAAAACTGGTCTATTGCCTTTTCCATGACCTTCACTAAGGATGAATAAATGAGCCTGGCAATTCAGAAAGATGTCGATTTTTCTGCGGTGGCGACCGGATATTTACCTCCGGTAACTGCAGGCGTGGAGTACTTCAATTTTTTTAACAGCGAAGACTCGCTGACACGCAACCTGATCCCCAACAAGCCGACTCCTGCAAAGAACGGGAGTCCGCTCTTTAACACCAACGGACAAAGCTTCCTGCTGACCAATCTGCTTAATTTCATCAATACCGGGATAAAACTGACTGATGAAATGACCATTATTACGGTGGCAGAACCAACCGGCGCCGATGGTAATTTCCCGACCTGGTCCACTACAGGTTCGCCGATTACCAACGGCGGTAGCCTGACCTCGCAGTCATTTATGCGGCAGAGTGCCACGACCCGAAACCCGACTATTTCGCTTAGCTACTCAACGGACGGTTTCGTGACCAGGAATAATCTATCCTACGGCGTATCGTCAGGTGTTAATCAGATCAAACTTCGCGCAGTAGCCGCAGCATTCAGCCAGACGGCGATGACGTCTCGCCTGCACGATTTGACGAATAATCAGGTACAGCAGGCCGCAGTCCCGGCTAACGGCGTGCTCGGCAAGGCCGGAAACATTTTGCTAGGGTCGCATTACAACGCCGCAGAGAGCTCACAGGGTAATCTGTACGCGGCCGCGATTTACAGCCGTATGCTCTCAACAGCTGAGATCAATCAGGTATATGCTGCGTTAAAGGATTATTACTCAAAGCGTGGCATAACTGCATGATCTTATTCTTAAAAATTAGAAAAAACTGGAAATTCCAGGAATTTTCTTACAAGATACGCAGTGCGCAAAGACGCACACAGCAATAATGTCATTTATCACCTTTCCCCCGGCGTGCCTCCGGGGGATTTTTTTAATTATTCAATATAACCTTTTTACTCTGTAGCCAGTCAGTAACAGACGTAATTTCTGCATCTGACAGAGGCCCGGAAAAAATACTCATTTCCCTCACCTTGCCGGAGAACATCGTCGTTCTTCCTGCCTGCCCTGATGCCGAAAGGTATCCAGCCAAACCAACCACAGCTGACGCAGATACAACATTCTGCCCGCTGGACCCCGGGAATGCTGTTCGTGTTACTATCGGCGCGTCATTAAGTTTGGTCCTGATGCGTCTGTTAACATAATCGAGTTCAACGAATAATACATTGTATCCTGTATTAAGCCCATTGATACCTATCTGTTCTGCCGTCTCTTCAGGCGAGGAGTGCCGCGCCACAATTCCGAATGCAGTATCACTGGTGAATTGCAGGCGGATCATTGGTACGTTAGAGCCTGCGTTATTATTCATACCGATATGGAAAATAGCCCTGTATCCTGACGTGTAATCACTTGCTTCGGCTTTGATAAGCATTGCGAAAGACAGTGCGTCTTTTGCATTAAACTGTTGAGGGTTAAGAACCCGGTAGGCATTAATGGTGTTCACCGCAAAGTTTTCCGGGCTGAACGTCAGTACATTAATTCCGTTTTCTGTATCCTGCTTACAAACACGTGTTCGGGCTGCTGTATCAATGGATGGATAAACCTGACCATTCTGGTAATCATTAATTGACTCAACCCCATACTCTGAAATTGTCACGCTGTCAGCTCCCAGCCAGTTAATACACTTCTGGCGTGAGAACGGAATATCATTCAGTGTAAGCACAGGGTTTGCCAACACAGCACCGCGCATTTTAATAATTGATGTCATGTGAACCTCAAATATTTATTAATACAGCATCTAAATCGAAATCACGATAGGCGTTATATGTCCCTCGCAAGTAGACGACAGTATTTGTGTCATGGTATTTCAGGATGCCATTGTCCTGATAGTATTCTCGGAAAACCAGAGGCCTACAGATTTTCCGGCCATCTTTAACCTCGTCCAGCAGGGTCCCATTCCAGGCAGAACCGTCATAGACATATCGGGTTAACTGACCAAGGGCGGGAATCTTCACCCAGTTACAAACGAGAACATCAGTTGCAGAAATGATAGTGCCGCCTGGCACATAAAACGTCGCATCATCATTATTCATTGGAGAACCGCAGTCGCCTATATCATGTATTACAGGTGTCCCTCCCGAAAATTGTGACATTTTCATTCGTCGATAAGAATAGTTGGATGCATTGAATTCAGCGATAAGAAACAATATCGACACCCCATCATCCTTGACTTCAAACAACCGTTTTGTGTTGGTTGGTAAAGAGGCTTCAAAGACTACATCAGGGATGCCATTTAAGAAGGGGTCAATATATCCATAAGTCATAATATCAGGTAGCGCTGTGATTCCACTATAATTGATGAGGGATTTATCACTCCATTTGATTTTCATATATAACACGCGCGTATCGGTCGAACGTGGATGCTGTTGGATCGCGAGATGAATGGCGTTCCCGTCCACACTCTGGCAAGTGGTCATATACAAATCGGAACCGCCGATAAATGCATTGGATTGCCATGTCCTGCCGTTGTCTGTTGAGTGATGTGCGACCCAGCGCGCCGAATTCGTAGATCCACGACGGGCAAATACCAGAATCTCATTCTGATTAAATGGGTTTCTGTAGGACTGGGCATAGGTCATATTTGACGTGTCAGATACAACCTCTGGCCCGGAAATATTCGCAGGATCTAACGTCTGCGATGACCACTTCCGAAGCCAGACATTCGCCCCGGAGTGATCAGACTGAAAAATCTGTATGGGAACTTCAGCACCGGCGCGCGTATCGAGCATAATCGACGGTGCATCATGGTCGTCCGTTGATGCCGTATCGCCCAGAACAGCAGCGCGAGGGCCAAATTCATAGCACCCAAATTTTCCACGCTCACCCTGTCGGCGGCAGATAGCCAGGTTTCCCAGGATTCGCTCAGGCCCGGTCGTCCCCAGCCGAACGCCACTGAAAAAATAATCCCGCCCGAACTTCACAGCGACGTTATTGATCCACTGGGAATAGCCAATCTCACTCACCAGGGCATTGTCATAGACCTGGGGAGAAATAACCGGTGAAGATACCGCAACGGGCGTAGGTTCTGCACCACTACCCGGTGAGGCGTCATGAGTCTCACCGGAATCGTCAACCCAACGCAAAACGTTTCCATTTTCATCCAGTTCAACATGCGCTACGCCGGGTATTTGTGTGACGGAATAAGCCAGATCGGAACCGTATTTCAGTGATAACCCTGGAACGTGAGTTGCTCCACTATCCTCGCCGAACATAATGACACCGCTTTCCTCATCCTGTAGAAGGAAGGGAATGCCGGGAAGCACATCGCTAAATAGTCTGGTTGTCACATATTCATCGACAGATTCGACATATTCCTGTGATGGCATTTTTCGACCGGTAGGCTGCAGTGTCCCGCCAACGTTCATGACCTCAATCGCGAGGGCGCTGTCTTCCGGGCTGCGGTAATAGGCGGTGCTCCCCTCGGGAATATTCGCGATGTCTGCCTGCGCCGCCGCCAGCGTCGCGTACTGCTTACTGAGCGGAATGATGTTCTGCCTGACCTCATCGTTTTTCGCCATCATCTGACGCCACGTATCCAGCGGTTCACCTGCTCGGTCGTTAACTGTTCCTGCCGGACCGTTCACCAGTTCGTCAGCGCGCTTGACGTTATCCAGGAAAATTTCAGGCGTCGTCGTTCCCAAAGGCGGGTTAAGTTCGGCCATGTTTTTTGCTCCAAAACGGTGTTCGCCCAAACGAGGGTTTGAGCGAATGGCCGCGGCTTTTTACAATCAGCTATTTCAAGGAGTTAGATAGTGCTGATTGGCTATGCGAGGGTATCGACCGGGGATCAAAACCTCGATTTACAGAAAAACGCGCTGATCCGCGCAGAATGTGAGCTGGTATTTGAGGATATGGCCAGCGGGAAAAATGCCCGGCGGCCAGGGTTAAAACGAGCGCTGAGGCGGCTCCGAGCGGGTGATGTGCTGGTGGTCTGGAAGCTTGATCGGCTTGGCCGCAGCGTACGCGATCTGATTACGCTCGTGTCGGAGCTACAGGCGCGCGGGGTGAATTTCCGCAGTCTGACCGACAGCATCGATACCAGTACGCCAGCAGGGCGATTCTTCTTCCACGTCATGAGCGCCCTGGCGGAAATGGAGCGCGAGTTAATAGTGGAGCGTACCCGAGCCGGATTAGCCGCTGCCAGGGAGCAGGGGAGAGTCGGCGGCCGCCGCCGAATAATGACTGAAGAAGTGGTGGAACGGTGCCGCAGAATGCTGGAGAACGGCGCTACCCGGCAGCAGGTAGCCGATGTGACAGGCGTGGACGTGAAAACAATCTACAAGTACCTCCCGGCGACTTGAAGACAAAGATTTCACTACTTTTTCTGATATGTTACGTTTGGCTTAATCAATCCATTCAGCTTTGAAAACAGTTTGGTTTGTTCGTGAACGGTAAGAAAACAATAAGTTTTGAGCAATTTTTAACTATTAACAGCAATCTTTTTTCCATCTCAGATACATGGGCTGACTTGTGGGCGTTAATTTTTCACACGGGTTTAAGCGCTGGAAGGCTGCTGAGTATTCGATATGATGATATTGATGGTGGCTTGATACTGATACGAAAACAGGGTCACCTGAAGGAGTTACGTATTGAATCAACCCCTCCAGTGGAGGCGATGATTGCTCGTAGAAGAGAACGCTATCCAGAAGATGTGTTTTTATTTCAGAGTCATTCTAACCGTGTGAAGTACCAGCGCCGGCCGGTCACTATAATTGCTTTTAACGCCGCTTTACGTCGCGCCGCTAGATCATTACCAGACGTTAACGTAAGCAGTAGTAGCGCGAGAAACATACCCGACTAACCGCCTGTAGAGTAGCGTGTGGCCGATGTGACAGGCGTGGGAGTGAAGAGGATTTACAAATATTTGCCAGCCGGTTAAGTTTGCTCACCTGCGAACCGTATGCAAGAGATCGCAGGTGAGCAATTTGCTATGAAGGCATTACCATAGCTGAAAAATTTTAACCTCGCATTGTTCGCAAAACCATCAAACAGCTAAGGCCTGAAAACACTTTAAGACTTACCTTACTCGTTACATCAATGTGTTACGGCAATGACATATATTGATAGCCAGAACCTATATTGATCTGTCGCTCTGCTAAAACTACTGTATATAAAAACAGTATTAATCTGAGCGAGTCAATTATGCAGTTTTACACGCCTGTTGAGTTACGTGAGATCATGCTGATCCCGTTGTACAGTGACCTTGTGCAATGTGGTTTTCCAAGCCCTGCACAGGATTACGTTGAGCAACGTATCGATCTGAACGAGTTGCTCGTTAACCACCCCAGTGCGACTTATTTTGTCAAAGCCGCCGGCGACAGCATGAAGGATGCCGGCATAGGGGAAGGTGATCTTCTTGTTGTGGATAGCTCAAGGACAGCAGTTCATGGCGATATCGTTATCGCTGCAGTAGATGGGGAATTCACCGTTAAGAAGCTGCAGCTGCATCCGCGGGTTCAGCTTAACCCAATGAACCCTGCATATTCGCCGATAGTCGTCGGTAGTGAAGATACTCTCGATGTGTTCGGTGTCGTAACTTACATCATCAAATCGGCTGGCTGAGATGTTTGCACTTTGCGATGTGAACTCATTTTACGCATCCTGCGAAACTGTTTTCCGTCCTGACCTGAAGGGGCGGCCGGTGGTCGTTCTGTCAAATAACGACGGCTGTGTGATCGCCCGTTCGCAAGAGGCGAAGCCCTTCGTCAAAATGGGTGAGCCTTATTTCAAGCAAAAGGACATGTTTCGCCGGCACGGTATTATCGCGTTTAGCAGCAACTATGAGCTTTATGCCGATATGTCCAACAGAGTGATGACAACGCTGGAGGAACTATCTCCACGCTGCGAAATTTACAGTATTGATGAGGCATTTTGCGATCTGACTGGTGTTCGTAACTGTCGAGATCTTACCGACTTTGGTCGGGAAATTCGCGAGACGGTTCTGCGCCGGACGCACCTCACGGTCGGCGTCGGCATAGCACAGACTAAAACCCTGGCTAAGCTGGCAAATCACGCAGCGAAACAGTGGCAGCGGCAGACCGGAGGCGTAGTTGATTTGTCGAATATGGAACGGCAGAGGAAGTTAATGGCGCTGTTGCCGGTTGATGAAGTATGGGGCGTTGGGCGCCGTATCAGTAAAAAACTGGAGTCTATGGGGATAGACACAGTGTTAAAACTTGCCGACACGGATATCCGTTTCATCAGGAAGCACTTTAATGTTGTGCTGGAAAGAACGGTGCGGGAGCTGCGCGGCGAGCCATGCCTTGGTCTTGAGGAATTCGCGCCGGTAAAGCAGGAAATCGTGTGCAGCCGTTCGTTCGGCGGCCGTATCACTGAATACTATGAGATGAGGCAGGCGATATGCAGCTACGCATCACGTGCAGCGGAGAAACTCCGTGGTGAGCACCAGTATTGCAGATTTATCTCCGCATTTGTCAAAACCAGCCCCTTTGCGCTGAACGAGCCGTATTACGGGAACAGTGCATCAGTAAAGCTGCTTACCCCGACCCAGGATAGCCGGGACATCATCACCGCGGCGACAAAATGTCTCGATGTAATCTGGCGAGACGGGCATCGTTACCAGAAAGCAGGAGTGATGTTGGGAGATTTCTACAGCCAGGGCGTAGCGCAGCTCAACCTGTTTGATGACAACGCGCCACGGAAGAACAGTGAAAAGCTTATGGAAGTTCTCGACCATCTCAACGCGAAGGACGGAAGGGGTACGCTGTATTTTGCAGGGCAGGGGATCCAGACCGCCTGGCAGATGAAACGGGAAATGCTTTCGCCGAGGTATACAACTCGATTTTCAGATATTCTTTCAGTACGATAAGAGTTCATGTCTAAAAATTAAATTTCAATCCAGAGGAATAAATGCAAGAAGAAAAACTAAAAAAAGCCATTGAGGAATGGGATGAGGTAATACACAATAACTTTCATAGTGGCATGATAAATGGAGCTAGTTTGGCCACAAGCGAGATAACATCTATTTTAGATAAGTTTAGTATGTGGTTATTGGCTGGTGTTGGCGGTACGGCTGCATTGATTATTGCGAATATTGATAAGGTAACTCCATACACTGGCATAGGCGGATTTAAATATATTGTTTTATTTTTGTGCGCGTCTGCGATTTTTGGTTTTTTAGCAAAATACTTTTCTATAGTGGTGCATTCGTCAGTTGCAGTTAGCATTCGTATGGCTCAGATTTCTGCAGAAGAGTTAAAGAAATACCATGAGCACTGTAAGGAACGAGATGAAATAGGGAGTGAAATAAATTATGTTAGTGATAAAAATGTAGATGTCAATGAATTCTATAATGATTACATGAACTTATATCCTACTAGTTTCTTGAGAAAAAAAATAAAAAAGACATTTGATAAGATAGGCAAAGATAAGCTTCATGGTAATCGAAGTGCTGTGACATGCGTAGTTTATCAAAGTTTATGTTTAGTGTTGCAAGCACTATTTTATGTGGCATTTCTTATATCTGTCGCCTTCTTAATAAGCATCAAATAGAGATGCTATTTATCAGTTCGCTAGATTGGTTTCTCACATTGCCCACTTCACGGGAAACAGGATGCCATATAAAATGATCTGCTGACACTGAGCCATCGGCGGCGATATCAGAGGCTTCCTTTCCCCCTATATCCTGCCGCATCCATTCACGTGCTGCTTCCGGCGTCATGACCAGCGGCCGGCGGTCGTGAATATCTACGAGCCCTTGATCTGCTGCGGCGGTCACAATCAAAAATCCTTCAGCTTCGTCGCCGCGTTCAAAAGGCACACTGCCGATCGCCGCCATGAAGATGGGCTTGCCATCTTTAGGGTGGATGAAATAGGGTTGCTTCTTGTCGCCTTCTTTTTTCCATTCGAACCAACCATCAGCAAAGCAGATCGCCCGGCCATGTTGCCACAGAGGTTTGAACATCCTGCTTGTCGCCGCGGTTTCTACTCGAGCATTAATCAGAGGCGGTTTATCCCACCACCCGGGTGCGTAACCCCAGTGAACCGGATCGAGGTGCAGCTGTTCGTCTCGTTCGCTCAGGAGCAAAACTTTAGTCCCCGGCGCCACGTTGTACCGGCCGATTGGTTCTGGATCATAGGTGATATCCCGCTCAGCTTCTTCTGCAAGATAAGCTAGGTATTCTTCGCGTGTCTGTGATTGGGCAAATCGTCCGCACATGGTTACCTCCAGTCTTCAGACTGAAAGTATAGAAGGTGTGGGGGAAACGTAGGAAGGGAACACCGACAGCCATCTAACTGATGACTGTCGGAGATGACGTCAAAAACAATGTGTACAAAATTGTGTATTAAAATCAGGAAAATTGCACAATTTGAAAATATAAATCATTGTTTTTAATTGACAAAAGTATTTATTTTGTAGGTGCTATCGTAGGGCATACCATTCCTTATGTTTCAGTGGGTTAGCCATGGCACCGAGAATATCGGAAATCACGTTGACAATAATCACCAGCGCGCCAATCACCATCACTCCGGCGGAGATCGCCGCGTAGTCCTGCTGGCGAATGGCGTTGATCAGCCAGCGGCCCAGTCCAGGCCAGCTGAACACCATCTCAGTGATCATCGCCAGGGTGAGCATGGTGGAAAACTGCAGGCCGAGACGCGGGATCACCGGCGGCAGGGCGTTGTGCAGGACATGGCGCAGTAGAATTTTGCGTCGCGACACGCCGCGGGTGGCGGCCGCTTTTACATAGTTAGTGTCATACACCTCGCTGGTGCTAATGCGCATCAGGCGGATCACTTCAGTGGTGGGGGCGACCGCCAGGGTCAATACCGGCAGCACCATATGCCGGGCGGCGCTGACGATCATCTCATGGCGCCACGGCGAGTCCGAAAGCCAGGCGTCGATCAGCGCGAAACCGGTGACGTTTTTCACCTCATACAGCAGATCGAAGCGACCGGAGAC